AGCTCTGCCCACCACTTCCGTCAGAATCGGCAGTACACCTGTATAGCCTTGTGCTATGACTGCCATCAGGGTTCTAAGATGGGATGGCATGGGGAAAGGATAGCTTGGAAAATAAAAAAGATGGATGAGCTAGATGCCCTGAACATTACCCTACAAAGACTTTTTGATAACAGTTTGACAATCGAAAATAAATTAGAATTTTAATTAAAAAATGCTTGTTTTAAATTTTAACTTCAGGTTATAATTTGCCTACGGTCACAGTGATCGGACAGTGAAGAGGATAAACACCATGAAAAATGATTTAAATACAAACAGCGTAGACACACTCGGTATGTTATTGGCTCAGATTGCAGACCTGACTAAACAGGCTGATGCAATCAAAGACAGCATGAAAGATGCTGCTACCGCGCCAAATGGTTCAAATGTATTTGAAGGTGCTGTATTCAAAGCAACCGTAGTTGAGTCAAACCGCAGCTCAGTTGATTGGAAAGCATTGGCAAAAGACTTGGGCATCACTGAAGAACAGTTGGCTGCTTACACCAAAGCTACCGCAGTCTTCGCAGTCAAAGTAACTTCACGTTAATAGGGGGGTTATCAAATGATCGTAGCTGGCAAAACAACTTTCCAAGTAATTTTTGTTCAATCTGGTGAGCAATGGGTTGAAGGCACTTTTGACAATATTCATGATGCTGAAGATTGTGTTGATCGTTTGGAAAATGAAAATGAAGATAACGCATGGGTTGATGGCGTAATCATTCAAGAAATTTCTGAAAATGATGATGTTCTTTATCATAAGTATTACGATTTTTCATAATGAGAACAGCTCAATCATATCTTGAGCGCAAGAAAGACTTTTGGGAATGGCACAAAGCCAACCCAAAGGTCTGGGAATACTTTGAGAGATTCTCTCTTGAGGTTGTGCGCAAAGGTCACAAAAAGATTAGTCATTGGTTGATCATCAATCGCATTCGTTGGGAGGTGTACTTAGAAACGACTGGTGAAGAATTCAAGATCAGCAATGAATATATAGGTTGGTATGCAAGACTCTGGAGAGCTAAACATCCAGAACACAAAAACCTTTTTACAATTAAACGAATGTTGGGTGAGCCAGCAGAACTATTGGAGTGATTATGTCAGACAAAAAAGAAGTTGTTTATTCTAATTATTTTGATGCATTTACACATGGGTGTGACATTGTTTTAAAAAACCTTGATGAATTTATGGGTGAGATGGATCAAAAAGAAGGTTTTTATGAAGAGAAGTATGACAAAGTAAAGCGTATGGTTATTGGCATGAGAGCTTCTCTTTGTAATCCTGTTGAGCCTGAAGAGCAGTCAGCAATTGAAGTTCCATCACAACAAATAATTTTGCCTAGCTGATCAATAAAAATATTTACATTGAATTTTAATTTAGGGTTATAATTTATTATGGAAAATAACATCCCTGAAAGCTCGGTATTGTTTGGTGCGTTAGGAGCAATCATCGCGTGGTTGCTTGGTAGTAGAGGTTAACAGCCTGAGAGCTAGGATGTTGTATTTGTTTACGGCATAGCAAAAGCGATGGGAATCCTTTCCCTAGCTCTCAGCCTTTTAGCACCAAGACGCATGAGGATTGTGGGCATGGTTACCACACTTGAGTGAGACGGTTCGAATCCGTCAGCCCTTCAAGAGCAGTCCTCAGTCGTGTTGGGTGTTAAGCCAGCATTCGAGGATGTTGACGCAAATAGTTTTCTGGTTTTCCTATTTGCCTTAGTTGAAGACCAAATCGAGCCTGACACATTACATACAGCAAACTATTTGGAGATTGCTTTGAACTTTGAAAACCTGTTTCCTACAGCAGTTGGACGCTTAGATTTAAATAAGCCGTTCACTAAAAAGGAAATTCAATTCATTAATGACTTGAAGCGCCGCCCAAATGTAGGCAATGAAACTTCTGAAAACAGTTACATATTCAAATCAAAAGAACTCAAACGAGTCTCAGACTTTATAGATAAAGCTGTCAATGATTACTTTAAAAGAGTATTCGCACCTGAAAGAAATGTCAGGCTGTATGTTACCCAGTCATGGTCTAACTACAGCAAGACTGGTCAGTTCCATCACAAACACAAACACCCAAATAGCATTGTGTCTGGAGTGCTGTATGTAAATGCAGTACCAGAGATTGATAGGATTTATTTCTACAATGACAACGAACCAATGCTAGACATAATCACTAAAGACTGGAATGTCTGGAACTCTAAGAGCTGGTGGTTGCCTGTAGCTACAAACAACATTGTCCTATTCCCATCAACCCTGACTCATATGGTTGAGAATGTGATCAATGCTGATGAGAGGGTGAGCATATCGTTTAACACATTTGTTATCGGTGAGCTTGGTGAAGAGAAATCTTTGACGGAGTTAATTCTATGATGCGATTTTGGGTATATGACGAAGACGACTTGCTGATCCGCAAGTTTGATGACAGGTTATCAGCAGAGAAGTTCCTGCAAAAAGGTTGGCGCATTGAGGTGCAGCCGATAGAAAAGAAACCATTGCCGACCACAGAGACTCATGGTGAAGCAAGGTGGTGAAATGATTCATTATCATGGGCTGCCAATTACACCTGCAACAGCAGCTCTGAGGGCTATAAATGGTGGTCATGCATTTGTTAGCTTTAGGCATCCAGACCAGTTGACTCTGGCTTTAGAAGTAGCTCAGTCATTTGCTTTGGACAATGGGGCTTTCTCTGCATGGCGAAGTGGTGAGCCAGTAACTGATTGGACTCAATACTATGAGTGGATTGCTGAGCTGCATCGTTACCCATCATTTGACTTTGCTGTCATACCCGATGTGATTGATGGTGATGAAGCTGCCAATGATGCTCTACTTGATGAGTGGTCATGGAAGGGAACAATGGCATGGGTTGGCGCACCAGTTTGGCATTTGCATGAGTCATTAGATAGGCTTAATAGATTGGTAAGTAATTACCCAAGAATTTGTTTGGGCAGCTCAGGTCAGTATGCTCAGATTGGTACACAGGATTGGTGGCAGCGCATGGCTGAAGCTATGGATGTCATTTGTGATAGGCATGGAAGACCTGCATGCAAGATTCATGGGTTAAGGATGTTAAATCCAGAGGTGTTCAGTAGATTTCCATTTGCCTCTGCTGACAGCACCAACATTGGTCAAAACATAGGGATTGATTCAGCATGGAAGGGTACATACACTCCACCAACAAAGGAAGCTAGAGCTGCAATCATGAGGGAGCGCATTGAATCTCACCAAAGCCTTGTGTTTTGGGATCGCAAGTTAAATCCGATTCAGGAGGGGCTATTTTAAAAATTTAAAGCTATGGAGGAAGAACAGTGGGTGAAAAATTACTTTTATATGTTGGTATATTTTTGATAATAATTGGCGTGTACTGGTCAATCTTGGATGAGATGCATAACAAATATGAACAGGGATATGCGGCAGGTGCAGACTCATTGTCTGATAAGCATGTAAGTGAAGTGTGTATTAAATGGTTATTTCAATCTAACTTAGTAGAAGCTAAAAGAAAGGTGTGTGGAAAATGAAGAAACATGCAGATTTAATTAAAGCTTGGGCTGATGGCGCAAAGATTCAGGTCAAATACGAAACCTCTGCCGACTGGACTGACATAGAAAATCCACGTTGGACAAAGAAACTTGAGTACCGCATTAAACCAAAGGAAGACGAAGACAAGACTGAATATTATTATGTAAATGCAAACACTAATATTTACAAAGTTTCTGATTCGGCAACTGCTGACTTCAAGATCATTTTTGATGGCAAAACGCGCGCAGTTAAGAAAATTGTAGTCAAGAACCAAGATTGGATAGCAGCCTTCTCTCCAACCGTAAAAGAGCAAAAGGAACTAAAGCAACCAGAGCTTCCTGCTTTGACTACTGGAATTATGAACAAGTACATTGTAAGAAGGTGATAAACCAAGTGGCTTTCTGATGGGTTAATATTCTGTTACACTATCAACATCTTAGTGACACGGAGACTGCATGATGTCTGAGTCCAGTAAAACTGTTGCGGCAACGCAAAAGAAATCCTCAAAAAAGATGGGCAACATCTCTACCTATACCAAAGAGATAGCTCAAGAGATATGTGAGCGACTCTCTGATGGTGAGCCATTACGCCAGATATGCAGATCAGAAGGTATGCCAGCTTGGCGCACTGTGTACGATTGGATGTATAAGGATGATGCTTTGGGTGATGAGGGTGTCGGACTCTCCGCAGCCATCGCGCATGCGCGAGACGTGGGTTATGATGCAATTGCTGAAGACCTGCTTAACATAGCTGACACGCCACTGATTGGTGAGGAAGAGACGAGCAGTAACAATGGCTTGACTATTACCCGCAAGGACATGCTCGGTCACCGCAAGCTCCAGATTGAGACACGATTAAAACTACTAGCTAAATGGAATCCAAAGAAGTATGGCGACAGGCAAATCCTATCTGGTGATGCTGACAACCCATTGGTTGTTGACACTAGCTTCTTTCAGGACTTGGCTGTCAAGTTTGAGGATGCAAAGCGCAAAGGGGAAAGCAAATGATATCAGACGAAGACCTGCTGATGCATTGCTACAACTCCATAACAGGCGAATATGGAGAGATAGCCAATACCTTGCTAGTGGAGACATTGAAGGTGCGCCTTGCAAAGCCATTCGTAGCCCAGTTGAAACCCACTGGGTTTTCGATAACACCTATGGGGACGACTCAGTTGGCTATGACCACCGCACTCCCAGTATCTCCCGCAAAGTTGAGAAGCATTAGCAACTCGCCTTGGTATAAAGAATGACTGATGTAGCAGAGTTGTTGCGTGATCCTGAAGTACAGAAACGCTTCAGCTCACTACCTCCCACAGAACAGGCTGCATATGCATGGCGGCTCAAGTGGCTCAGCACAGCATTCCAACATCAGATAGTCCCAAGTGGGAACTGGTGGACAATCTGGCTGATACTGGCTGGTCGTGGTGCAGGTAAGACTCGCACTGCTGCTGAACAAATCGGTTGGTGGGCATGGACAGAACCAAAGACTCGATGGTTAGTTGCTGCCCCAACATCAAGTGATGTGAGGGCAACCTGCTTTGAGGGTGACTCAGGCTTGCTGTCCGTCATCCCTCATCAGCTCATCAAAGAATACAAGACACAGCCTCATGAGCTGTACCTTATCAATGGCTCACTGATCAAGGGCATCCCAGCCTCAGAGCCTGAGCGATTTCGTGGCCCACAGTTCCATGGCGGTTGGATGGATGAGTTAGCAGCTTGGGACTACATGCAAGAAGCTTGGGACATGGCTATGTTTGGCATGCGACTAGGTAAGCGCATCAGGCTGATTGCATCCACCACCCCAAAACCCAAAGACCTGATCAGGCAACTCATCAAGCGTGAGAACAAAGATGTGATCCTGACTCGTGCTTCTACTTATGACAACATCGAGAATCTAGCGCCTGAGTTTAAGAAGCAGGTGTTGCAGTATGAGGGGACTAAGCTAGGTCGGCAGGAGATTTACGCTGAGGTCATTGACCCTGAAGAGGATGGCATCATCAAGCGCAGTTGGATCAAGGTATGGGCGCATGACAAGCCACTGCCAAGCTTTGAGTTCATTGTTATGAGCTTGGACACTGCATTTACTGAAGCCTCGGTTGACAAGAAGGGTGAGGCTGACCCAACTGCATGCTCGGTATGGGGTGTGTTCAGGCATGAGAAGAAAGCATGCATGATGCTGCTTGACTGTTGGGAAGAACACTTAGGCTTGCCTGACCTGATTACTCGTGTGACTCAAGAGATGAAAGTCCAGTATGGTGATGGCGACATGAAGCCAATGATCAAGCCATTGGTTGGCCCTAAGACTTCCTACCTTGTGGGCAAAGCAATTGACGTTCTGCTAATTGAGGATAAGGGATCGGGCATAAGTTTGCGCCAAATGCTGTCAAGAGAAGGTATCATGGCATATCCATACAACCCCGGACGGGCTGACAAGTTGGCAAGGCTGCATTCAGTCTCACACATCTTTGCCCATGGTCATGTCTGGATGGTTGAGTCGGAGAAGCGCCCCAAGAACTTTAAGACATGGGCAGAGCCACTAGTCTCTCAGCTTTGCAGCTTCACAGGTGAGCGGTCAATCAAGCATGATGACCTGATGGATTCAGCCACCCAAGCTATACGTTTTTTAAGTGACAAGCAAATGTTATCAGTTACAATACCGATTGCTGAGCGGTTACCAAAGCCAGTAGTCGAACGAATTAATCCTTATGCGATTTAAGACTATGCAAAATTCAATGACACCAGAAGACGAAGAATACGAGAAGGATGAGAAAGCCTCTGATCCTACAGGTGAGATATTTGAAGTTGAGGAAGACGACGACATCAAAGAAACCGAGGATGGTGGAGCTATTGTCAAGATTGATGATCGTCCATTGCTTGGTGACTCTGAGTTCTATGCCAACTTAGCTGAAGACATGACTGAGGCTGAGCTGTCTATCATTGGCTCTGACTTAGCTGAGCTAGTTGAGAAAGACAAGCAAGCTCGTGAGAAACGAGACAAGCAGTATGAGGAAGGTATCCGCCGCACTGGTCTTGGTGATGATGCCCCCGGAGGTGCAGGATTCCAAGGCGCATCAAAGGTTGTACACCCAATGCTGACTGAGGCATGCGTAGACTTCTCAAGTCGTGTCATGAAGGAAATATTCCCACCGACAGGCCCCGCCAAAGAAAAGATTTATGGCAAGATGACTCAGCAGAAGTATGAGAAAGCACAACGCATTACAAGATTCTTAAACTGGCAGATGACACGCCAGATGCCTGACTTCCGAGCAGAGCTAGAGCAGATGTCAACCCAGATGCCACTAGGTGGCGTTCAATACATCAAGGTTACTTGGAACAAGCGCACCAAGCGCCCTAACCCAATGTTCGTGAGTGTGGATGATGTGTATCTGCCATATGCGGCAACCAACTTCTACCAAGCTGAACGCAAAACTCATGTTCAGTACATCACAAGCTTAGAGTACAACCGCCGTGTAAGCTCAGGCATGTATCGAGACATAGATATAATTGCCTCACCAATTACACCAGAGACATCAGCTTCAGAACGAGCCAATGACAAGATTGAAGGTCGCTCGGCTGATGGTTACAACGCTGATGGTCTGCGCACCATCTTTGAAATCTATGTTCAGTATGATGTTGAGGGTGATGAACCATCTCCTTACATCATTACCATTGACAAAACCACACAGCGAGTCCTGTCCATTTACCGCAACTGGGAAGAGGATGATGAGCTACAAATGGAACTGCATTGGATTATTGAGTTCCCATTCCTACCATGGCGTGGTGCTTACCCAATCGGTCTAACTCATATGATCGGTGGCTTGAGTGCTGGGGCTACTGGTGCTTTGCGCTCACTGCTTGACTCAGCTCACATTAACAACTTCCCCGGACTTCTCAAGCTCAAAGGCGGTTCAGGTGGTCAGACTGATCGAGTTGATCCAACTGAGGTCAAAGAGATTGAAGGCTCGTTTGGTCAGGATGACATTCGCAAAGTAATGATGCCATTGCCATTTAACCCACCAAGCCCTGTGTTGTTTAGCTTGCTTGGCTTCTTGGTTGATGCAGCCAAGGGCGTTGTCCGTACTACATTTGAAGAGTTGTCCGATACAAATAACAACACACCAGTTGGCACTACCCTTGCTCGTATGGAGCAGGGCATGGTTGTGTTCAGCTCAATCCATGCTCGTGTCCATGATGCTATGGGTAGGCTGCTTGAGCTGCTGTACCGCATTAACAAATACTACATGGATGAGCAGGAAATCTATGATGAGACTGGTGAGTTGCTTGCTTACCGCAAAGACTTTGAAGGCCCTGTTGATGTAGTTCCTGTTAGTGACCCTAACATATATTCAGAGACACAACGCTTTGCTCAGGTGCAAGCAGTAATGCAACGCGCCCAAGTAATGCCAATGGTTTATGACGTTCGCAAAGTGGAGGAGATGTTCCTCAAACAGTTAAAAGTTCCTGATGGTGAATCGCTTCTAATACCAAAGCCTGAAGTTCAGGAAATGAATGCGGTCAATGAGAACTTAGCTGCAACCATGTCTCGCCCAATTGCAGCATTCCCAGATCAAGATCATTTAGCTCATCTGCAAGTCCACTTAGACTTTATGAAGTCACCAGTGTTGGCTGCCAATCGAGTAGCAGGGCCTAGAACTTTGCCTATTCTGCTTGAGCATATTCGTGAGCATATGGTTCTTTGGTATGTAACCCAGATGGTCAATGTCGCATCAGAAGCGGCTGGAGTTAATATTTCTGAGTTGCAAAAAAATATGAATACACAAGAGAAGAAAGAATTTGACAAGATGTTGGCTGCTGCAAGCCAGTCTGTTGTGCAAGAGGCTGCTGAGACTCTCAATCAGATTCCTCCAATCATGGAAGAAACAATTAAGTTCTTGCAGTCATTGCAACCACAGCCTCAAGACCCACGAGTTGAGATGGCTAAGGCTGATTTGCAGCGCAAGCAAGCAGCAGACCAAGCCAAGGCTCAAATGGATCAGGCTAAGATGCAATCAGATGCACAGTCAGACCAAGCTAAGATGCAAGCTGATCAGGCTAAACTTGCACTTGATCAACAACTTGAGCAAATGCGTCTCCAGATTGAGACTCTCAAGCAGGATCGTGAAGATCAACGCAAGCAGATTGAGATTGCAGCTCGTATGAAAATGAACATGGACGACAATGACACAGCAAAGCAATTGGCTGCGCTAGAGGTTGCGTCTGGTGAAAGAATTGCTGTGTCAACAGGCACAGGCATAAACCCCAATCCATAGGAGAACGACATGGAAGCAATGAATTTACACAAACAGATGGCAATGGGTAAGGGCTACCCAACATCACAAGGCGGTAGTGGTAAAGACCCAGCACCAAAAGCTCCAATTCCTAGCGGAAACGCAAAGAATTTGACAAGAATGAAGTCCTTTGAAGCTAAAACACCAAAGGGTGGCATGTGATTAGCCAAATTATCGGCAAAATCAAGCAAGTTCAGCAGGAAATAGCAGTAAATGCGGTGGCTTACCCTCCATCTGAGGGTAAAAACATCGAATTTTCATATGGTCAGAGGGTCGGTTACTACGCTGGCTTAGACCGAGCATTACAGGAAATAGAAAAACTGTTGTCTGAGCAGGATGAAAAAGACAACAACCTTTAATTAACCAGCAATCGGAGATGCGAATGCTATTAGAGACACCAATAGAAATGGGATTTGAGTCAATTGAAGACGCTTTCCCCCAAGTAGACTGTGGTATTGAGCCATTTGGATCACGAGTTATAGTTCAAATTCGTAAAGCAAAGACTACAACCAAGAGCGGTCTGTACATCCCTGAAGAAGCCCGTAAGACTGAGGCTAGTAACACCCAAGTAGCTCGTGTTGTTGCAGTTGGATCACTTGCATATCGTAATAGAAACACCATGGAGATGTGGCCTGAAGGTTCTTGGTGTGATGTAGGTGAGTTTGTACGCACTCCAAAGTACGGTGGCGACAGATGGACAGTAAAAATTGATGACGAAGAGATTGAATTCGTTATGTTTGATGATTTAAACATCTTGGGTCGTGTAACAGGCGATCCTACTAAGATGCGCGCATTTATCTAACGGCTGAAAGGAGTCGATATGAATACCAAAGTGGATGACACACTGTCAGAGGATGATAGTGATGATGATAAGCAGCAGGTTACGGAATATGTTGCTGTTGTAGATGAGGATGAGCAGCATGAAGCTCATGCTAGTGATGAGGATGACGGTGAGGATGTCCGTTTAAATGATGACAATGAGGATCGAGAGCAAATCCGTGTTCGTCGTAGAGAAGAGAAGGCAGAACGTGCGCAACGCCGCAAGGCTGCTATGGAGCGAGACAAGCAGGAGCTAAACTACCTGCGTCAGATCGTTTCTGAGCAAGAGCGCCGCATGCGTAATCTTGAGCATAATACTGCGACACAGAAATTTGTTGCTCTAGAGCAAAGAATACAAGAGGCTGCTGAAGAAGTTAAGGCTGCTGAGTACATCATCAGTCAGGCTGTCAATGCTGGCAATGGAGAGGATGTAGCTCAGGCTATCCGTATCCGTGATGAGGCGATTCAATCTGTAAAACAATTACAGGGATACAAAGCTCGCGTTCAACAGCCAGCCCAACAGCAGCAGCAGCAGCGTCAACCACAAGCCGAGCCGATGTCAATGAAGCTTGCAAAGGATTGGGCAGATAGCAATCAATGGTTTGATCCTAATGGTGGTGACGAAAAGTCGAAAAAAATGTTAGAAATTGACAAAGGTTTGATGAATGAGGGATATAATCCAGAAAGCTTGGAATATTGGCGTGAGTTGGATAAACGCGCCGCATCATTAGTTAAACGCGGAAGAGGTGGCCCTCCGATTGGTTCAGGTCGTGAGCATGTTTCTTCCGTAGGTAGAAATGAAGTATATTTAAGCCCAGAACGTGTAGATGCCTTAAGGCAGCTTGGTGTGTATGGTGACAAGGCAGCAATGGCCCCGTACCTCAAGCAATACGCGAAGTGGGATCGTGAAAATAAATCAACTCGCTGATAAGGAGTGAGAACTATGAGTGACCAAAGACTGAAACGCATTGCAGACCCTGCGCGTGAATCACGGGCTTCGCAGAATCGTGAAACCACTGAAAACCGCGAGTTGTCGGATGAAGAAAGAGTCGAAATGTTTCGTATGCAATTTTTGCAAAGCGCATTACCTGACTTACCAAAGATACCGAATTACCATACATTTTGGGCAACAACAGCAAATCCACGAGACTCCATTAATTCTCGTTTAAGACTTGGATATGAACCAATTAAGCCTGAAGATATTCCGGGCTATGAATACGTGACCGTGAAGACGGGCGAATATGCAGGGTTCATTGGAGTTAATGAAATGGTGGCTTTAAAACTGCCTATGCGCCTTTATGAAGCGTATATGCAAGAAGCTCACTTTGACGCGCCACTGCGCGAGGATGAGAAGTTGGTTGCTATGACCGAAGGGATGAGAGATCAAATCGAACGGTCAGGTGGAAAAGTAATTGAGGGTGATGGTATGGCAGATTTGCGTAAAGTTCCTGAGCGCCCTGTCTTTACTGATTGACCAAGCAGGGTGCGAGGGTTTGAACTGACATATTTTTATAGGAATTATTATGTCTTCTACTAGCGCACCTTTTGGCTTACAGCCAATTTACCACACGAGTGGTAGCGTTCGTCCTCAAGCTTTTACGCTTGTGGATAATTATGCTGCTACCCTTTTACAAAACCAACCCGTTAAGATCGGTACTAACGGCACACTACAACCTGCGGCTGCTGGCGAAGCTTTCGTCGGTGTGTTTCAGGGTGTAGAGTTTACCGACTCTGACGGTCGTCGTCGTGTATCCAACAAATGGATTGCAAGCACTACAGGTACAGACATCATTGCTTATGCAACTTCTGACCCGCAGATAGTTTATCAAATCCAGTCCAACGCAGCTCTTAACTTGACTAACATTGGTAACCAAGCTGATACGACAGTAGCTGGCTCTGGTTCAACTGTTGTTGGTATCAGTCAAATGATGTTGGATACCGCAACAATCACAACCGCTGGTTCAGCTCAATTACGCGTCATTGGTTTAACTCCATATGCAGATAATGCATGGGGTGATACCTATGTTATCGCTCAAGTTGAAATTTCTGAGCATCAGTTTGTTGCCGATAAAGTCGCATTCTAAGGAGAGCGGATCATGATTAAATTATTAAATACCGCTTTATCGAAGGTTAGCGGCTTCATCAAGAGTACCCTTTATCGTGTTGGTCAAAGCATTAGCGATGCCCTGTTTGACTTTGGTGTCAAGCATGGTTTTATCTTATGCGCAGTTCCAATGCGCTCAACCGACTTCCGCTCAATTGTTGAGCCGATTCTGAACGAAGAGTTTGATGGTATCTACGATCAGCGCGCAGACGAATGGAAGCAAGTCTTTACTGAGCGTAAAGGTATTCCACGTAACTACCATGAAGAGCCAGTGTTATACGGCTTTGGTGCTGCTCCTGAATTGCCAGATGGCATGCCAGTGACATACCAAGCTGGTGGCGTACTCTTCAATGCACGATATGTGTATAAAGTCTATGGCTTAGCATTTGCTCTGACCAAAGTCTTGGTAGAAGACGGTGACCATATCTCTATCGGTCAAACCTACGCTAAGCACTTGGCTCAATCTCTGATTGAAACCAAAGAAACACTTTGCGCGAACATCTTGAATCGTTCGTTCACTGGTGGTGCTTATGCAGGTGGTGATGGTGTATCTTTAGTAAATGCATCACACCCAATCGCTTCAGGTACATTCAGTAACCAATTGACTACTGCTGCTGCTTTGTCACAAACATCGCTTGAGCAGATTCTCATTCAAATCCGCAATGCTGTTGACAACAATGGTAAGCGTATTCGTTTAACACCTGAGAAGCTAGTAGTTGGCCCATCGAATGTATTCCAAGCTGAAGTTCTGCTGAAATCTGTTCTGCGTACTGGCAATGCTAACAATGACATCAACCCAGTTAAGTCAATGGGCATGTTGTCTGGTGGTCAAGCTAACTTGTCTCGTCTGACTTCAACTACCGCTTGGTGGATTAAGACAGATGCACAAGTAGGTCTGCAACTGATGATGCGTCGTGCTTTAGAGAAATCAATGGAAGGCGATTTCGAAACTGACTCAATGCGTTACAAGGCAACCGAGCGTTACATTCCCGGTTTCACTGACCCACGTACCGTTTACGGTACTGCCGGCGTTTAATCAAACTGCTAGGGGCTTAACCGCCCCTAGTAATTTTTAGGAGAATGTAATGTCTACGCCTAGTCTTACTCATACTTATTTCGGCTCTACCTTAGTAGCTGGCGATGCATTGACAGAAGCCACCAATGGTGGTTATGCAGTGTTAAGCCAAGTAGTTACTATGACCAGCGTGGCTGGAGCTTCTGCTAGTACCCCTTACAATGGAACTATTACTCTTCCTGCTGGCGCACAAATCATTAACTTCCAAGTTGATGTATTGACTGCTCCAACTGGCACTGTAGCAAGCGCTCCATTGACAATTGGTACTGCTTCTGCTGGCACACAATACCTGTCATCTACAGCCGCTATGACTGGCGGTAGATTGGCTCTAACATTTACTGCCGCTCAAGTGACAGCAATGTCAAATATCGGCACTAACACCACCCTTGTTGCGACCGTTGTTCCTAACGTAGCGCCAACAACAACTCAAGGTGTTTGGCAAATGACTGTAGTGTATTCAATGAAGTAAACAGGAGGGGGTTCGCCCCCTTCTTCTCTTTTAGAGGAACATCATGAGGCAAATGATTGTGTCAACAACCAATGTGATAGGCGCAAGCGCCCCATTGGTGATGAATCTCAATGCAACACCATTCAATGTTGGCTTTGGTGTGGTGGTGACAAGTGGTTCGCCTACATACACTGTACAGCACACGTTTGATAGCATGTCAAACACTGCTTACAATGGCACTGGCTTTACTACATGGTTTGACCATCCAACAATTGCTAGTCAATCAGCTAACGCTGATGGTAACTATGCATTCCCTGTATCTGGTATTCGAGTCAATATAACTGGTGGAACAGGAGCTGTAACTTTAACCTTAATTCAGGCTGGTATTGCGTAATGCCTGTCGGATCAAGTTCAGTTGCTAATGAAGCGAACACCACTACTGGTGCTGCTCTATACACTGTTGCTAATGCAAGCAATGGGTTAGGTGACGATGTTGGTGGTAGTGGTGTGGTTAACCAGTACACAGGTGGAACACCACCTACGCCTTATTTTATTTTGCTAGAGGTAGATGGTTCAGGAAACATCTTGCTTGAATCTGGCAGTGGGTATATTCAATTACAGAATTAAAGGTTAACTATGGCTGATTTAAAAATCTCGGCGATGACTTCAGCTACCACCCCTCTTACGGGGGCGGAGCAAATACCAGTAGTTCAAGGCGGAGCTAACAGGAAAGTAACTGTAGCTAATATCATTGCTATTGGCGGCACTGTTACCACAGCATCAGTAGTTAGTGCAAACGGATTCGCAGGTACTGTAGCAACTGCAACGACTACCCCAGCTATCACACTAAGCACAACCATCACAGGCATTATCAAAGGTAATGGCACTGCACTATCAGCAGCCGTAGTAGGTTCTGATTATGCTCCTGCAACAACTGGTACATCAATACTTTATGGTGATGGTGCTGGTGGCTTTAGCTCTGTGACAGTAGGTTCAGGATTGTCTTTCACTACTGGTACTTTGTCATCTACTTCAGGTGGTGGCTCTGTTACTACAGTCTCTGTTGCTTCTGCTAATGGTTTGGCTGGCACTGTGGCAACAGCTACAAGCACTCCAGTAATTACACTTAGCACTAGCGTAACTGGATTACTTAAAGGTAATGGAACAGCTATTTCAGCAGCTACTGCTGGCTCTGACTATGCAGCAGCCACAACAGGCACTAATGCTCAACTGTTAGCTAATGATGGCTCTGGTGGATTTAGCAATGTAACTGTAGGCTCAGGCTTAACTTACTCAGCAGGAACTTTGGCATCATCCGCTGGCGGTGGATCAGTTACAACTGTTTCTGTAGTAAGCGCAAATGGTTTGGCAGGTACGGTTGCTAATGCAACATCAACTCCAGCGATTACTTTATCAACTTCAATCACAGGCATCTTGCAGGGCAATGGCACAGCAATATCTGCAATCACAGTAGGTAGCGGATTGTCATTTGTTGCAGGTACTCTATCATCTACAAGTGGTGGCGGTTCAGTAACTTCTGTTGATGTGTCTGGTGGCACTACAGGTTTGACTACTTCAGGCGGCCCTATCACAGGTTCTGGAACAATCACATTGGCTGGAACTTTAGCAGTTGCTAATGGTGGTACAGGCTTAACGGCTTTAGGTGCTGGTGTAGTCACATTTTTAGGCACACCAAGCTCAGCAAACTTAGCTGCGGCAGTTACTGGTGAAACAGGTACTGGCTCATTAGTATTTGCAACAAGCCCAACATTAGTAACACCAGTATTAGGTACGCCGACAAGCATTACATTAACTAATGGTACAGGATTACCTTTATCAACAGGTGTTACAGGCACACTTCCAGTTGCAAATGGCGGCACAGGATTGGCTGCTTTAGGTACTGGCGTTACGACTGCATTAGCAATTAATGTAGGCTCTTCTGGTGCTTTTGTCACCAATGGCGGCTCACTTGGCACACCTTCTTCAGGCACTCTTACAAGCGCCACAGGTTTACCAATCTCTACAGGTGTTTCTGGCTTAGGTACTGGTGTTGCAACAGCCTTAGCTGTTAACACAGGTAGCGCAGGTGCTGTTGTAGTTAACGGCGGTGCATTAGGTACACCAAGCTCAGGAACATTGACAAGTGCTACAGGCTTGCCAGTATCAACTGGTATATCAGGTTTTGGTACAGGTGTTGCTACTGCTCTTGCAGTTAACACAGGATCGGCTGGAGCTGTTGTTGTGAATGGTGGTGCGCTTGGCACACCATCAAGTGGCGTGGCTTCTAGCATGACTGTTGATGGCACTGATGCGGTAGGTTTTAAAAATGTACCGATTTCTTCTAAGTCAGCAGATTACACAGCAGTTTTAACGGATTCAGGTAAAGCACTTTTCCATCCATCAGGTGATGCTAATGCTCGTACATTTACTATTCCATCTAATGCTTCTGTTGCATATCCATTAGGAACTGCATTAACTTTTATTAATCAAACAAGCCAAGTTTTGTCAATTAGTATTAATACAGACACTTTAACTTTAGCTAACAGCACAAACACTACAGTACCTAGAAGCTTGGCACAAAATGGTGTTGCAACTGCAATTAAAGTTACATCTACACAATGGATCATTTCTGGTAATGGGTTGACATAATGGCTGGCGTACTTGGATTTCTTGCTGGGGCAATTGCTGTACCATCTGGTGGTGGAAGCTCTCCCCCTACTTCTGTTACTTATGTGATTGTTGGTGGAGGAGGGGCTGGCGGTCAACAGGGAGGTGGAGGTGGAGCTGGCGGCTACCGCACTGGCACTCAATCTGTTTCTACTGGAACTGCTTATTCTTGGTCTGTAGGTAATGGAGGGGTTGGTGCTGCTGGTGTAGGAACATCAGGCTCTGCTACTGTATTTAATTCTATTAGTGCGGCTGGAGGCGGTTATGGTGGCACACCACCTAATGATGCTGCAAGCGGCGGTTCAGGCGGAGGTGGTGCGGTAGAAGGCGATCCTTCTCCATCAGGAGCAGGTAATACTCCATCAACAACTCCAGCACAAGGATTTGCTGGCGGTGCTGGTAAACCTACAGCTCCGGGCTATGGAGGTGGTGGAGGTGGTGGAGCTACTGCGGTTGGAGCTTCTGGTGGCGCAACAGCGCCTTACAATGGAGGAGCTGGTGGGGCTGGTATTGCAAACCCAATTACTGGATCGACTACAGGTCAATTGTCAGGCCCTACTTATTACCTTGCTGGCGGTGGTGGTGCAGGTGCGTTTGAAAATGGCCCTTCTCCAGCAGCCGCAACACAAGCTGGTGCAGGTGGTCTTGGAGGCGGTGGTGCTGGCACAGTAGGTGCAGTAAATGCAACTCCGGGGAGTGTTAACACTGGAGGCGGGGGTGGTGGCACTGGCAAAGCAACAGCAACTGGTGGGTCAGGCGGCCGTGGTGTTGTGATTATTGCTTATGCATCTACTTTCTCTGATGCAGTATCTACAACTGGAACAATCACAAAAACAACTGCTGGTGGTAACACTATTTATACAGCAACCACTGGTTCTGGAACAATTACTTGGTAATGATTATGGAATATCAATATATTTCTTTAGATGAAAACAATATTGTGACGCATGTTTGCTCATCTCCTGATGAGATGACATTGGTTGATGGTGTTGAAATACCTACTGATGTTTATTATTCTAGTTTGCTTGGTTGCAGAATCGTAAAAGGTGATGAAAATATGTATGGTGGTGTTCATAAAACTGGTGGCACTCCGTTTAGAAAAAATGCGGCTGGTGTAGGTTTTACATATGATGAGCAGCGTGATGCATTTATACCTCCGCAGCCATTTCCATCATGGACATTGAATGAAGACACATGTCAGTGGGAATCTCCAACACCATACCCAGTTGATGACACTAAGCCTTACCGATGGGATGAGAACACTCTTGCTTGGATTACAGGATAAAAAATGGCTTATATAACCATACCGCAGCTAACCGCAGGAACAGCACTTACTGGTCTAGAACAATTTGAGGCTGTACAGTCTTCTGCTTCAGTTAAGTTAACTGCTAATCAGCTAAAAACATTTATCAGTTTAAACCCACAATTTATTATTACTGATTCAAGCATTAACACTGTAGCTGTAGCAGCAAGCTTTATTCATGACACAACAGCAAGCCCTGCAACTATTACTGCTGGCATGGGTGTTTCTGTTAATTTAAGTGCAGAGCTAAATGTAAATGGTGTATTTAATGGTGCATCAATAGCATCAGTTGCTGAGAATACGACATCTGGTTCAGAGGCAATGAACCTGCAATTAAAAACATCATTAGCTGGAGCAGCTCCAACAACTAAAGTTTTAATTGCTAGTAATGGTAAGGTTACGATCACTCCTGAAGTAACATTAGTTGATAATCTTTACATTGACGCTATCAACACAAATAGCTCCATAGCATTTCCAATTACCTTAAATCACAAAACTACAGACAATACTGCTGCTACTGGCATCGGTACTGGCATATTATTCCAGTGTAATCTTAGTGGAGCTAGCTCAACTTCTGGTGTTGGTGTTGGTCAATTAAATATGTTAGCTACTGATGTAAGTTCAGTATCAACATCAAAGTTTGATTTTGTAATTAGGCTTTTAAGAAATGTAACTCTTAGTGAAGTTGCTCGCTTTACTAGCGATAAGAAACTTGGAGTTGGAACTAATACTCCAGCTACTGCTCTTGAGGTTGCTCTTGATGATGCAAATAATAGTTCGTCTGTATCTGTTGCTCGTTTTACTCATACTACTTCAAGCAGTGCTGCTGTTGGTATTGGTACTGCTATAGAGCTTGCGACAGAAACAAATGATGGTGTTAAAGCTGGCGCTGCAATATTTACTCAGTCAACTGACCTCACAGTTGGATCAGAAGACTTTGTTCTAAGCTTTGGTACGATGAGCAATGGCGCTGCCGCTACAGAAAAGTTTAGGATTGGTGAAGTAATTTACACCCCAAGATTTATTGGTGCTGGCATTGTTCCTACTAATGCATGGTTAACTTCTGCTGCTGGCACTTCTAGCATTGCAGCTTCTAAATTTACTGCTGGATCATTACTAACATCTCCCATAACTGGCGGTTTTGAATATGATGGTTATGCAACTTACTTTACTCCGCAAAGCACAAATCGAGGGGTAATTCCAGCAGAACAGTTTTTTCAATTGGGTGCTGATTACACTGCTAATGGCGCTGTTACTACTGCCCAGACTATGTTTAATAGAGTAGTGAGTTTGGTATCAAACACTAGGTATGCATATGAAATTGTTGCTGTTATAACTGCTACTGCTGCCACAGCAAAAACTATTGGATATGGATTGGGTGGAACAGCAGTTCTTAGTGCGCATGCTTATACTGCAATTAGCGGTGATGTTGGAACAATACCTGCTGTTGGTGCTGCAAACATTATGCGCAATAGAGTTTTGTCTAGCTTTTCTACTCCAGTAGTTATAAGCGCTTCTGGCGCTGCTGGCTCTACAGAAATTAGAATTGCTGGAACTATTGACATGTTGTCTGGTTCTTCAGGAACAGTTGATTTTCAATTTAACTATTCTGCAAATGGCACAACAGTTACAGTAGGAGCTGGTTCTTATGTAAGAATTTACCCAGTTCAAACAATTAATGCAACTACTGACAATACTCAAATTGGTACTTGGAGCTAATCATGGCGATTATTAAAGGTTGGCATTTTGCAAAAGGCGGTCAGGTTAACTTGACTGTTAAGCATAAAAATCCAGAGGGTGGTTTAAGTCAAGCAGGTCGTGATGCTTATAATAAAGCAACTGGCAGTAACTTAAAGCCACCAGTCTCTAAAGAGGCTGCTGCAAAGAGTCCTGCTAAAGCTTCTCGTAGAAGTTCCTTCTGCGCTCGTATGGGTGGCATGAAAGCAAAGCTAACTTCTGCTGAGACTGCAAAAGACCCTAATTCAAGAATCAATAAAGCCTTACGCAAGTGGGATTGTTAAACTAAAGGAAATAATCATGGGCAAAAATATTAAGTATGGTGAGTTTACTTTTAGCAAACCAAAGCCTCGTCCAACTGTAAAGGGATATGCATTTGGTGGCGCTACTGAGCCAGTTGCTGAACCAATGACTGCTAAACAGCCAATGGGAATGTCACCACCATTAGTACAAAAACCCATGCAAAAACCAGTAGTGACTCCTGCTCCTCTAAGCCCTGCTATGCAGCGTCAGCAAGAGAATCAAGCGGTTATTAATAAAGCAAATGCAAATCCCAATAGAAAAGGAAACCCGCTTCTAATTGATCCTGTTGCGATGAAAGGTGCGACTGATAGGAACATGGCGATTAGGCAAGCTACTGATGCTAGACATAGAGCAGAAGCAAAAGCAAACGCTATACCTTCTAAAAACCCATACGCTCGTAGCACCATGCCCATAGCAAGACAAAAAGGCGGCAAGGTTGGTTTGTGGGACAACATTCATGCAAAGCAAGAGCGGATTAAAGAAGGCTCTGGCGAGAAAATGCGAAAAGCTGGCTCTAAAGGCGCTCCTTCTGCACAAGATTTCAAAAACTCCGCTAAAAAGATGCAACAAGGCGGTGAAGTAAAAGGTTATGCGGCAGGTGGTATGTATGAATTGGATGATGCACCAATTCAACGAAGAGATGCCAAAGTAAAAGCTATAAAATTAAGGTTAGCTGAAGAAGCAAAAAGAAATGCTGCTCAATCTAAAAACCGCGCTGAACAACAAATGGGTCAAGGTAAGGCAAATTTATTGCCAAGCCCTGCTAGAGCGCCAGATACTGATACCCCTAGCCAAATGATGAAAATGCAAAAAGGTGGTGAGGTAAAGGGTTATGCGGCTGGCGGTATGTCTGCATTAACTAAAGCAAAAGCTCCAATGTCAGCTAATAAGCCAGCAATGGGTCAAATGCCATCTTATGCTCAAAACCTTGCAAACCAAACTCCAACAAGTTTGAGCGGGATGAAACTTCCACCTCCTCTTCCTATGGCGCAGCCAATGGGTGGGCAGATGGGTGCTTTAAGCAACTTGATGCGCCAATATAATCAACAGGGTATAGGTATGCAGCAACCAATGGGAAATATCCCTAATTTTGCTCAGCCTTACATGAATCAGGCTAATCAGCCAATTGGCTATCCACCTCCGCCACCTACACAGCAGCCAATGGGTGGAGTTCCTGCTTATGCTCAGCCTTTTATGAGCCAGTCAGCAACTCCTATGATGGGCGCTAATAGGTCGCCTGTGAACGCTCCTACGCAATCTGGTATGCCTCCACAAATGGCAGGTATGGGTTTAGGTATGGGCGCTAGTCTTGGTTTCAAAAAGGGCGGAGACGTTTCTAAAGGCAAGGCTAAAGCTATGGAAGCTTCAGCAAAAGATAAGTCTCAAGACAAAGCAATGATCAAAAAGGCTATGAAGCAGCATGATCAGCAAGAGCATAAAGGCGGTAAAGGTACTGTTTTAAAGCTTAAAAATGGTGGGAAAGCTCCTGTTAAGGGCGTAAAACTAGTTGGAATGAAGCGTGAACCTCTTGCTATGGTTAAAAAAGAGGTTTCTTTGCTTAAAAAGGCTGGCGCACCAGCAAAAATGATTAAGCATGAAGAAATTGAGGCTGCTTCGCCAATGTCTTCTATGGGTGGTATGCGAAAAGGTGGCGCTGCCATGAAAAAAGGTGTTCCAACCTTTAATCGCACCCCTAAATGCTAATAAGTTAATTTATAATCTAGTCTCTTGAGATCGCTGTTTCAGCGAGCTGCGACTTGAAGGAGAATAAAAGTGGCGGTTTCTGGAACAGTTTCTCAAACTGTATTTAATACTCGCAAAATTATTGATCATGCGTTTCGCAAATGCCGTTTGCCGCCTGAAGGGGTTGGTGGCGAGCAAATGGTTACCGCTCAAGAAACTTTGTACCTATTGCTATCCGCTCTGGCAAACAGAGGGTTGCAGTTATGGTGCATTGAAAAGCTAATCCTTCCACTCCAACCAGCTAATGCAGAAGTCCCAGTTGGCAATGGAATTGTTGATTTACTTAATACAAATTACCGCACAGTAGAAGCTCAAACTGGTGTCACTACTGTAACAAGTAGTTCATATACAGTAAATTTTACTAGTCCAACTTCAATATCTACAGTAGGTCTGCTTTATGGTTCTAATGTAAGCACTAATTATTTAGTTCAAACTTCTACAAACGGAACTACTTGGACGACTCTGCTCGTAATGGATGCTGCTGGTTTAGCTAATAAGTGGACATGGAAAGACGTTCCAGTACCTATAACCACTTCATACATCAGAGTTTTTGGTTATGGGGTAGGTTTTGCACCTGCTCAATTTGTATTTGGTAACACACCAAATGAAATACCAATGGCTCGTTTGAATCGAGACAGCTATGCAAATCTACCAAACAAAGCATTTGAAGGTAAGCCTTTACAGTTTTGGTTAGACAGAACTCTTGATGAGCCAATCATGTACATATGGCCTGTCCCAAGCGCATCAACCGCAATAGCTCAAGTTACTACCTATGTGAAGCGTTACATCATGGATGTAGGTACATTGACTCAAGAAATTGAAGTCCCACAGCGTTGGTATGAAGCTATTGTGTATCAGTTAGCAGCAAGGTTTGCAGAAGAGCTTCCACAAGTTGACCCTTCAATGATTCCTATTATTGATCAGAAGGCTATGAGGGCGCTTAATGAAGCAGAGATGGAAGAGCGTGATAACTCTCCAATTTATTTCACTCCTAACATTGCGGTGTATACAAGATGAGCATTTGGTACGATCCAACAGGCAAGTCATCTTATGGCATTGGTCTTTGCGACCGATGCAGTAGAAAGATGTCCATTACTGATTTATATTCAGACCCTAACAGCCCCGGACTTCGGGTTTGTCGTGAGGACTTAGATGATCTTGATCCATACCGCTTACCAGCTCGACAAACGGAAAACATAACATTGCCGTTTGTGCGCCCAGATAGACCATTGGAGGGTTAAATGCCAGTAATTATTACAAAAAATAGTTCCTCTGCTGGGGCAGTTCCATCAGCAGGTCAGTTAGTTCGTGGTGAATTAGCAGTTAATGTAACTGACAGAAAATTATATACACTCAATGCAAGTAATGCTGTTGTCCTTCTTTCTTCTGGTGAAATAACTTTAACTACTACTGGTACAAGTGGTGCAGCAACTTTAGTTAGCAATGCTTTGAATATTCCAATTTATGGAAATGGCACTGTAACAAGTTTAAGCGTTGCTTCTGCAAATGGATTTGCTGGAACAGTAGCAACTGCCACAACAACACCTGCAATTACTCTTACTACTAGCGTTACAGGCATCATCAAAGGAAATAGTGGCGGTCTTTTTGCTGCTGTAGCTAATACTGATTTTCAATCTCCAGTTAGTTTGACTACTCTTAATACAAGTGGTGCTGCTACTTTTAGCAGCAACATATTAAATGTTCCTCAGTATCAGGGTGTCATTTCATTGACTACTACTGGTACTTCTGGTGCTGCTACATTCTCAACTAATACTTTAAATATTCCAAACTATGCGGTTGCGGTAGCTGCTACCCCTACTGCTCTTGGTCTTGTTTATGGAGCGACAAATTCTGGAGCTACAGCTAATACTGCATTAGGAAATAATGCAGCAATTAATGCTTCTGCTACTTCAGCAGTTGCTGTTGGTGTTGGATCAATAATTGGTTCTGCTGGCGGGTCAGGAACAGCCGTAGGAGCATCTGCATCAGTTACAGGAACAAATGGCACTGCAATAGGCTCTTCCTCTTCTTCTGTTACAAATGGTGCTGCTTTTGGCTCTGGATCAAATGTTTTGGCTTCTGGAGCTGCTGCACTAGGCTATAACGCAGATGTGCAAGCTACTGGAACAAGTGGTATTTCAATTGGTAATGCGGCATCAGACTCTGCCCCCTCTGGTATAGCTATTGGAGCATCAGCTAATGTTGGTGCAACATCAAATAATGGTATTGCTATTGGAACAGGCGCAACAATTTTAACTTCAAATCCAAATGCAATTGCAATTGGCTCTTCAGCAGGTGCAAGTAATTCTGCTGTTGCAATTGGGCCAAGTGCAAGCGCTCTATCGGTTAGTGCTATAGCTATTGGTGGTAGTGTTTCAGCTTCTGCCTCAAATGCTATATCTATAGGCACATCAAATGCAGCTTCTGCCACAGATGCTATCTCTATAGGCAGATCAAATGTAGCGTCTGTTGCAAGATCAATTTTGATTGGCTCACAAATTAATGGTGCTGCTGGCGCAATGATTGTATTAAGCACTCAATCTACTGCATTTACACCAGCAAATGCAGGTGTGTTTATTAATACACCAAGAACTTCTACTAACACAGCATCTTTTTCTGGTGGATCAGTACAGTGTGATTTAAATACTAAAGAATTGTTTTTTACAAATGAATCATTTAATGCTTATGGTGTTAATTTTCAAAGGCAAGGCGCTCCAACCGCATTTAGTGCTGCTGCAACTGTAACTGCTGCTCAACTAGCAACTGGAATTTTTACATGTACTGGAGCTAGTACATATGCGTTAACAATGCCAGCTGGCACTTCTATTGATACTCAATTTCCAATATTGACTACTAACAGTATTACAAACATTTCTTTTGATCTTGCAATCATTAATAATTCTTCAACAGCTCCCATAACAATTACTGCTGGTCTTGGTTGTAGTTTGGGTAGTGGTCAAACTTCTATTGCTGCATTAACTTCTGCAATATTCAGATTCCGCAGAACTACAACTGGTACTTATTTATATTACAGGATTTCAACATAATGGAAGCCCAATTTCTAATTAACTGTGTGATTGGTATAGCTGCTTTTTTTGGTGGCTGGATACTGAACAGTATGTCGAAATCAATCGTTCGTCTTGAAGACAAGGTTGCAGACATGCCTCATGTGTATGTTCAGAAGGATGACTACCGCAGAGATATTGATGACATTAAAGGAATGCTGAAGCAAATTTTTAATAAGTTAGACAATAAAGCTGACAAATGAAAGTAAATCATGATCGACCCGATGACCATAGGGTTAGCTATACAGGGCGTAAGGCTCGTAGTTAACGCAGTTAAATCAGCAGCCGATGAGGCGCGAGAAGCTGTTGATAGTATCCAAGAGTGCGTTGACTCAGGAAAAAAGTTAGGTCAATCACTTTCACCTGTGAAAAAGTTTTTTGCGGCAGCAAGTAAGTATGAAACAAACAGAGCGCAGTTAGAAGTTGCAAAGAAAAAGCAAGATGAAGCAATAGCAAATGGACAGCCAGTAGATGATCCAATAAGTGATGCTGAGTACGTGATGGACATGATGGCAGCAGATCGAGAGATTGCACAGTATTACGCTCAGATCAAGCATGTCATGATTTACCACTTTGATGAGAGTGGAATGTGGGAAGAGTTCTGGGAACGCATGAATAAAGTGCGCCAAGAACGTGCAGAGAAAGCAGAAGAAGCTAGGAAAGCAGCAACAGAAGCACGACTTGCTTTAGTGGCTGAGAAGATGCGCAAGAAACGCAAACTCGCTAGGACTATGAATATAGTTTACAACTGTTTAGGTGGTTTTGTTATTACGCTAATCATCGCAGGTTTTGGTTGGTTTATTAAATGGATGTTTGATCAAGGGGCAAATTAAATGCTGACACTATTATCAACAACACTGTCGTTCTTAATGGGTGGTTTGCCTAAGTTGCTTGCTTTCTTTCAAGATCGTTCAGACAAGAAGCATGAGTTGCAATTAGCTCAAATGCAGATGGATCAGCAAATGAAAATGCAAATGGCTGGCTTTGCTTCTCAAGAGAAGATTGAAGCTATTCATACTGAGCAGATTCAGATTCAAGCTGATGTACAAGAACGACAGGCTCTTTATCAGCACGATATAGAAATAGGTAAGGGTGCGTCGCAATGGGTAATTAACCTGCGCTCATCAGTGCGCCCAGTAGTGACTTACATGTTTGTGTTGTTGCTAATGATTGTAGATATATCTGGCATTTTCTGGGCATGGTCTAGTGGATTGGATTTCTACAAAGCTATGCAGTACATCTTTGACCAAGACGAAATGCAGATTCTCGTTTCTATTATTGCATTCTGGTTTGGTACGCAAGCATTTAGTAAGAAATGAAAATATCAGATCATTGCTTGTTGTCTATTAAGCAAAATGAAGGTGTAAGGTTTAAGCCATACCTTGATCACATTTTGCTTTGGACAACTGGTGTAGGGCATTTAATTGCACCTCAAGAGCATATGAAAATGACATGGGATGAGCGCAAAGTTGCTAAGGCTACGGGGCAGTTAATATGCCCACCTGAATGGGATAGGAAGTTGACTAATGAAGAAGTCGATCAGATACTCAAGAGTGATTTACGACGTTTTGAATCTGGTGTTTTACGTTATTGCCCCTCTAATATTACTCAGGGAAGATTTGATGCTTTGGTGAGCTTTTCATTCAATTGTGGGCTTGGAGCTTTACAGCGTTCTAGCATTAGAATGCGCCACAATCGAGAGGATTATGAAGGGGCGGCAGATGCTTTTATGTTGTATAACAAAGCCGCAGGTGTTGTAAACAAAGGTTTGACACGCCGTCGCGGTGAAGAACGAGCAATGTATTTAAGTTAGGAAAAATATGCCAGTAGCAATGACATTTCAATCACTAAGAGATGATGTAAGAAATTATCTTGAGCGTGGAGCTTCTGCTGCTACAGACCCAATAGTCTATGAGCAGATACCAAAGCTTATTAACTTTGCTGAGCGCAGGATTGCTCGTGACATAAAGATTCAAGGGTTTCAAACTGTTGTTACAACTGCTATGCAAGCAGGAATTGCTGTTATTGCTAAACCAGACAGATGGAGAGAAACAGTATCTATAAATATTGGAACTGGGGCTGGTGAAAACAACAGGCAATTGTTATTTACTCGTAGCTACGAATATTGCAGAACATATTGGCCTGATGAGACAGCTACTGCGCAACCTCTATTTTATGCTGACTATAATTATCAGCATTGGGTATTTGCTCCTACTCCTGATGTGGCATACCCAATTGAAATTGTTTATTACGAACTTCCACAATTACTTGATGAGACAAATCAGCAAAACTGGCTAACAAATTTTGCTCCGAATGCATTGCTTTATGGAACTTTACTTGAAGCTACACCATTCTTAAAGAATGATGAGCGCATACCTGTATGGCTTAATTTTTATCAAATGTCTATTGATTCATTGAATACAGAAGACATGAAGAAAATTATAGATAGATCGACTACAAGGCAAGAGGCTTAATAATGACAACTTACACTAATATTTTTGGCGGCTCAAACATTGCTGCTGCTGATGCTTCTTATTCATCTTATTCTTTAACTTCGGCAGATATAAATTTATCTTGGCCTATAGAAACCAATGCTGATTCTAATTTAGCTACGACAATAATAGATGTAATTCCTTACACAGCAAACAGAACACTTTATTTGCCTAGAGCAAATGAGGCATCAGTAGGAAGCACAATTTTATTTAATAACCTTGGCGTCGAACAATTCAATGTAAAAGACGTTAGCGGTAATTTAATAGTTGCGCCAACTCCGGGGACTATTTGGCAAATTTATTTAGTCTCTAATTCAACCGCAAATGGCTCTTGGAGAGCTTACCAATATGGTGCTTCATTATCTGTTGCAAATGCTGCTGCACTAGCTGGTACTGGAATTATTGCGCTTGGCTCTGTACTCTCACAGTCAATGCCAATCTCAACGTATTCATCAAACTATACTTTATTGATACCTGATCGTGCTAAAACCTTTTTATGGAATGGTGGAGCTGGTGTATTTACATTACCAGAAGCAGTCCAAGCTGGAAACAATTGGTTTGTACAATTTAAAAATGGCGGCTCAGGAACTGTTTTAGTTTCCACTATTGGTTCAGATTTGATTGATGGATTTACTTCAGTCTATTTGCAGCCGCAAGATTCTTGTATTGTTATGACTGATGGTCAGAACTACTACACACTAGGTCTAGGTCAAACAGCAAGCTTTGCTTTTGACTACATATCAATTAATGTGGCTGGCTCTGGAAACTATACATTAACTGGCTCTGAATTAAATCGTATTTCTTATAACTTCACTGGTTTGTTAACTGGCAACAGAACTATTATTGTACCGAATACAGTACAGCAATATTGGGTAACAAATTCAACCACAGGTGCTTATACCTTAACAATAAGAACGACACTAGCAACTGGTGTTGATATTAATCCTAATACAGCATCAATTTTGTACTCTAATGGAACGCAAGTTAGGTTTGCAGATAGTAGTGGTGTTGGTTTCCCTATTGCAATTTCTCAGGGTGGAACTGGCGCTACATCAGCGGCTGCTGCTGTAATTAATTTAGGCTTAAACCCAGTTGATGGTGGAGGCTTCTAATGGCTGCTAAGCCTGTCAGGGTAATTTCTAAAGCGGGTATTAAACGCGATGGAACTAAATTTGAGGGTGACTATTACGTTGACGGACAATGGGTTCGTTTCCAGCGTGGGTTGCCTCGTAAAATTAATGGGTACAGAAATGTAACCGATTATCTAGCAGAGATTAGTCGTGGAATGAAGTCATTCACGCAAAATGAATCTACATACATTCATTCTGGCGGCACTAGCTTTTTAGAAAAATTTACGCTTGATGCTGATGGACTTGCAGGTATTGTCTATGATAGAACACCTGCTACATTAAATAGCCAGTTAGATAATTCATGGCAGTTTGATGTTTTGTATGATTCAATCAGTCTTGTACCAAGCAACAAGCTTATTGCTCAAGCAGCTCCAAACCTTGCCTCTTTGTACAACTCTTTATCTGGGCAGGTTTTTTATGGGGACATGCAAGAGAATGACCGCCTTATTGAGCTTACATTGCCTGAAGGTGTTTCTGCTAGTGGCGGTATTTGTGTATTACATCCATACCTAACTATTTTTGGAACTGATGGTTCATTAGGATGGTCAGTCCCCGGAAACCCTGCTGATTTAGTTGGCGAAGGTTCTGGTAATGCTCGTATTGCAGCACAAAAAATTGTTCGTGGATTACCTCTTCGAGGTGGTCCGGGCAATTCTCCTTCAGGATTGTATTGGTCAACTGATGCCGTAATCAGAGCTTCATTCATTGGTGGGCAGCAGGTATTCCAATTTGACACGATAACTTCAGCCTCATCAGTTTTGTCTCCCATGTCAATAATTGAATATGACGGAGTTTATTTCTGGATTGGTGTTGACCGTTTCTACATGTTTAATGGTGTTGTACGAGATGTAGAAAATGTTTTGAATATTAACTATTTCTTTGATGGCTTAAACAGGGAATACGCTCAAAAAGTATTTGCTTACAAAGTTCCTAGATTTGGTGAAATCTGGTGGTGCTATCCAAGAGGTGACGCTGTAGAGTGTAGCCACGCAATTATTTACAATGTTAAAGAGAATACTTGGTACGACACTGAATTACCCAATGGTGGGCGTTCTGCTGGCGAATTTATCCCTCGTTATGCAGTCCCATTTCTTACTGGTGTTGAATATAACTTTAATAGACCAGCAGCCGATATTCGTCAAACTGAAGCTGGATTAATAAGAACGACCGTTTCTGGCGACATTAGAACTTTGTTCCAATCAAACAACTACAAGCTTTGGGAGCATGAGGTTGGTGTTAATGAGATTGATGTTAATTTCGTAATACCTATTCAGTCTTATTTTGAGACTGCCGACATGAGTATATTGATAACAAATGGACAAGATAAGTCATTGCGTTGTGAGTTGTTAGAGCCAGATTTTGTGCAGTCTGGAAACATGACTGTGCAAATTACTGGTAGATCAAATGCTAGGTCAAAAGAAATAACTGGTGAGGTAAAAACTATAGTTGCAGAACCAACAACTCCTTATGAGCAGGTTGTATATTTTAAAGATATACGAAGAGAGATGCGGTTTAGGTTTGAGTCTAATACTTTGAATGGCGACTACCAAATGGGTCAGGTAATTGCTCACATAGAAGAAGCTGATGGAACTGTGTTAGGAGCAACAAATTGATAACTTTACCTATTATAATAGGATTAAGAGATTGGGCTGACCAGATCGTTCTTGACCTGAGTATTTACGGCAATATGCCTCAGCTTGATGATGAGAATAAGTGGCAGGAGTGGGCTGTCTCTTTATGTGCAATTGCTGACATAACTTCAAAAAACCCACCTGATGCACTTTCTTTCTCAGACTGGCGTGAATGGGCTAGTCGTTTTGCACAAATAATGGCATAAATTATTTGGCTACATTTTTAATAAAAGGATTTAATTATGGCAATCGTTGACAGCAAAGAGCAAATGCTAGAACTCAACCAGTTAATTCAAGATGGTTATGAAAACAATCCTGATCCTCAGTTACCACTAGAGCTTCAGTATCCACGTTTTGTTCAAGAGCGAACGATTCCTAACTCCCTTTTTCTGCGATACGGCAACACTATATTTATTATGCATGGTCATGAAAAAAAAGCTGGCTTAGCATCAATGCGAATAATTAATGCTGATACTGATGAAAACTTTGTTCAGTCTCTTTATCAATGTTTAAAAGACGCTTATTTAGATGGTTTTTATTTCTTAGTTGTAAGAAATCCTGATGAAATGTTTTTGAGTGCTTTAGAGATGGTTGAGCAACAACCACCGCATCCGGGAACTAATCATAGAATGGATGAAGATAGTGATGGAATGTCTGTTGTTGGAATTATGATTGGTGATCCAAAAAGAACTAAATTAAGACAGCCAGTTCCTTTAGATTTTCCTCCTCCAAATAATGCACGAGAATTTGCAGAAAGAATTGCAAACCAAAAAGGTCGTGCGCCACAAGGAATGGAAGCTGAAATGGGTGGAGGTCAAATGCCTCCAATGCAAACTCCTATGTCACAACCTCCTATGGGTGGATTAGGTCAATTGCAAAACAAATTAACTGAAGGCGAGGTGTAACATGGGACTTTTTAGTTGGGTAAGCAATGCTTGGGATGGTATTGTTGATTTTGTATCTGAATCAGCTAGTGATTTAGGCTCTGCAATTTCAGAATCATGGAAGGATGCTGGCAAAATATTAGATAAATATGTTGTTAAGCCAATTGAGAAAGACCCATGGGGTTTTATTGTTACTGCGGCGGCGGCTTCATTTGGCATACCTTATATAGTAGGTCCGGGCATGATTGCGTCAGGTATTGCAAGCACTGCTGTTTCATTAGCTCAAGGTAAAGATTTTGATGATGCATTAACTGATGGCGTTACTGCGGCTGTGTTGGACTTTGGTATTTCTGAAGGGTTCAATGTTCTTAAAGGTTCACCAAAACCATTTGGTTCTTCTGCGAACATTGGAGCGCAATTTGATTCAACACCAACATTTGAATCAATGTTTGGTGATGCAGCTCCAACAAAAACAGTCACAAATCAATTAGATGATTCATTAAACCTTAATAAAGATTTCACATCAGCAATGCCAGAGAATCAAGTTGGTGCATTAGACTTAAATAAAGAACTTGATTTTAATCCTCAGCAGTTTGATGAAATGGCTGCATTAAGACCTGATGAAATTGCAGCTATGAATGAAGGTTCATATTTTAATGATCCTTATCCTAATGAAACATATTTAAATGATGACGGAATGTTAGGGTTTGATAGGGGTCAATATGCTGCATATACAGAACCAGCCCCAAGACTTTCAGATATATATCCAGAGCCAAAAAATTATTTAAGTGATATAAGCACAAATGAACTTGGTGCGCTTCCTGATTCTGGCACATACAAAGCGCCAATAGTGGATATGGGAGTAGATGCAACTAAAAAAGCTGCTGACATTACTGCTGGTGATTGGTGGAAACATCCAGTAGATACACTTGGTAAATACACTGAAGACAAGATTGGTGTTGATATTACCAACCCATGGATTGTTGGTGGAGCTGGACTTGGTTTAAGTTATCTTCAAAAGAAAAAAGCTGCTGAAGAAGAAAGACGACGCAGAGAAGAGGCTGCAAGAAATGATCCATTAAATAGCCCATTGTTTACTTCTCGTTTACAACAATATAAATATGAAAGAAATAGAAATAAATACACAGGTGATCCTATAAGGTATGGTCAAAGAGACAATGTAAATCAAGGTGAATTTGCATTCTATGACCCAGCACAATTTACTCCAATAACTCCAGCCGCAACTGGTGGTCAAATACGCGCTCCGCATTCTTACTATCAATATGGGAATGTACCTGCGTCAGTAAAAGAATATGCGCATGGCGGGTTAAATGCACTGTCTCATGGTCGCTCTGATGATATTCCAGCAGTTCTATCTGATGGTGAGTATGTAATGGATGCTGAAACAGTTGCGTTGCTTGGCAATGGGTCAACTGATGCTGGTGCAAAACAATTAGATCGTATGCGTGAATCTTTGAGAAAGCAAAAAGGAAAAGCTTTATCTAAGGGTAAGTTTTCTCCTAATGCTAAATCTCCATTAGCTTACTTACAAAGAGGTTAAAAATGGCTCTAGCAGAAATAGGAGACTTTTTATTTGGGGCTAAAGCTCCCCCATCAGTTACAACTTACGGGACTAGTACAACTACTACTCCTGCTTGGTATAACGACTACACACAAGGTTTAATTGGTAAGGCTAATGCAATTGCTGCTGAGCCATATCAACTATATACAGAGCCTCGTATTGCAGAATTTACTGACAATCAGAATCTAGCGTTTGCATTAACGCCTGAAGCTGCTGGCTCTTACATTCCTTATTTGGGTGGTGCTACTGATCTTTATAATCAACTAGGAAACACTACTGCGTTAAGTAAAGCACAGCCTTATTTAAATAATGCATCTCAAAATAGTTATGCAAATGTACAAAATTACATGAACCCATACATGGATTCGGTTACTAATCGAATCGGTCAAATGGCTCAGCGTAACTTGTCTGAAAACATTATTCCGCAAATTCAGAACCAATTCATTGGCGGTGGATCATTTGGTGGTAGCCGTAGTGGTACAGCTATGGGTAAAGCAATGCGTGATATATCTGCTGACACTTTAGCGCAACAAACAAGTGCATTAGCTGGTGGATACAATCAAGCAATGGCTCAAAGCGCAGCAGACCTTACAAGACAGGGACAGTTAGGTCAAATAACTGGTGCAATAGGTCAAGCAGACCTTACTAGACAGCTTCAGCTTGGACAGCAATATGCTGGTCTTGGTGCATTGGCGCAGTCTCTTGGTCTTAATGAGGCTGCCGCATTGGAGGCTGTTGGTCTTACACAGCAAAATCAAAATCAGAGAAATCTTGATTTGGCTTACTCAGACTTTGCTGATCAGCGTGATTACGACAGAAATAATATTGCATTCTTGAATGCTGCTATTCGTGGTTTAGCTATTCCAACATCAACATATGCAACTCAGAGTGGGCCTGCTGGTTCATACCAACCATCAGGGTTGTCGCAGCTTGCTCAAGTTGGCTCTATGATTTATGGCGGCACTAAAAAAAGCCCGGGAACTTAATTAAAGGTAATTACAATGGCTAATAAACCTCGTCGGTATGACAACTTGGCTGATTTTGATTTTGAAAGCTTAATTCCTCAGCAGGGATTAAGTAATCAGCCTGTACAAAATAATGAGTTAACTGATGATGAACTATTAGCTCTTAATCAAGGTGCTGAAGACCCAAATGCTGATTACCTAAATCAAACTTCTGCTGGTGTTCGATTATCAGACCCAAGTGTTAACCCATCATTTGCTAATAAGGCTAGTCAAGCTGGTGAGCGATATTTAACTCAGAAAAAAGCAGAAAGAACTGCAACAGCAGAAATTTTAAAAAAAGCTCAGGAAGCTTTGCTTGCTAGATCGCAAGAAGGTTGGACTCGTGGCGATTATTTTAGACTTGCTGCTGCCCTTGGTAAACCAACAAGAACTGGTAGCTTTGGTGAAGAATTAGGCAATGCTGCTGAAGTTATGGCTGGAGTTAGTGACCGCCAAACAAAAGCTAAGCAAGACTATGAAGCATTAAAATTAAAATACCAATTGCAAAATGCATCTCAAGGTGCTGAAGATGCTGAGCAAGAATTTGGTGTGTATAGCAAACTTGCAACTGGCAGAGGTCAATCTGCATCTAGACTGCGTCAAATGCAAATAGAGCGTGATGCGCTACCAATGAATGACCCAGCTCGTGCTGAATTAAGTGCAGCTATTGAATTAATGACTACTGAGAAGAAAACAAAAGCTAATACTCCTTCAGGTCAGTTTGTTGAATTAGTAACCATAGCTAATGATGTTAATCAGCCTAAAGAAGTTAGAGAAGCGGCTGCTGCAAAGATAAGAAAAGAAACATACATTCCTCCTCCGAAAGCACCAAAGGGTGAGCCACCTCCTGTAGTTAATTTAACTGCTGCTGAAAACACTGGTATGCGTTTAGGTGTTCCTGTCATGATTGACAGCCCATTTTCTAATGTTGATCAAAAAACTCAACAGCAATTAGTATTACAAGCAAGCAAACGTGCGCAAGCTGAAATAGCAAAAGTTGAAGAGGCAGCAGATAAGGCTCAATTTTCTCAGCAAAAGATGGCGCGTTTTCTTAAATTAAATAAAGAAAACCCAACTAACCCTATTACTGGAAAATTACCTTCATTCAAAGCTGCTGCTCAAGAAATGGATAACATTACTGCTGAGCTTGCACCTGAAAAAAGATTAGAAGGAACTGGTTCGGTTTCTGACTTTGATGCTAAGCAGTTGCTTAAAGCGGTTGTTAACCAAAGCAATTCTTATGAGGCTAACAAAAATATTGGCTTGGCATGGGATGCTTATGCAAAAACAATAAAAGAGAAAAGTAATTTCTTGCGTAACTACTTTACCACCAATAAAACTTTGGATGGCTCTAGTCAGGCATGGATGCGCTACATGAATGCGAATCCTATTTTTGATCCAAAGCAGCCCGGAACTTTTGCTCCTAACAAAGCTCGTAAGACTTATAAAGAATTCTTCTATCCACCAAAGCCACAACAAAAAGCTGAAGGTGGCATAGTTAATTATTCTGATGGTGGTGATGTATCTCCATACAGTAATTACTATGAACAAGAGCAGCCAGATTTATCTGTGTTGATGAATAAGTATGCTCATGGTGGTGCTGTAAATCATCCACAATATGATCAATATGGTCGTAGGAAATTTGCTAAGGCTGGAGAAGTAAAAGAAGGTTATAAATTATATTCCCCGCATAAAGCTGGTTTTCAGAATTTATTTTTTGGCATAAACGATAACTCATTAAAAGATTTAAACACTGAAGACAGGGATTATGTAAAGCAACAGCATAAAGACTATATAGATTCTATAACAGGAAATAGAACAGGTTTTATTAGAAAAATCAATGAGCTTTTAAGAAAAGATGATTACTACTGGATTAAAGACCCTAACTACAATCCAAATGCTAATTCATCAGGCACAGGTACAGGTACAGGCACTGGCTCTGGAACTAGTGATGGCTCAAGCACTAGCAACAACTCTGGCAAACAATACAACCCAGTAAGTGATGTATCTAAATACGGGTACAGACCTCAGCATGATTTCTATTTGCAAAATGGGGTGTCTGATTCTGCTGCAAGTGAGGAAGAAATCTCGTCTTCTGAATCAGATACTGTTAATAACCAATCACGCAATAAAAGGGTATCTGACAATCCAGAGTGGTTTGACTATTTATCAAACTTTGGTACTGCAACACCATCAACTTATAGAAACACCCCTAAAGAATTAGATAAATTATTATCGCAAGATTATTTGTTAGACTTTGATTTGTACGCTAAAGGCGGAGAAGTAAAAAATAAATTGTATGACAAGTATGGTCGTCAAAAATTAGGTTGGGGTGGTCTGGGTTTTCTAAGAGCATTTAAACCTACAATAGCACCAGCACCTACACCTACACCAGAAACAAAACCAGACTTTAGTTTTTTAGATAGGGCAGACTTTGGTACAAAACCTACGCCTACGCCTACACCAACGCCAACTCCAACTCCAACACCTACACCAGTTGTTGATCCATTGCCAAAGCTTTCGGAAGAGGCTGTAATTGCTGCGACTAATTTAGGTCGTAAATATGCAAGACCTACCCAAGATTTGTATAATTATGGATCAAGAAAAGCGCATAAGTTTTTTACTGATGGACAAAATTATGCTCGTAATGATGGTTCTATTCCAGTAACAGATGGTTCAGGTACTAACACAACAACTCCAGTAGTTGTAAAACCCACACCTACTCCTACACCTGCGCCAGCAAAAAAATGGGCATATAAAGGACAATGGAATCCAGCTATATTACCTCCTAATCAGCGTTTTTCTCATGGTGGTGTAGCCCATATGCAAGAAGGTGGAGTTCCACCAGAATCAGTCGTGCGTTTAAAGCCTATTCGTTCTTCTGACTCAGCTAACCGCGCTCGTGCTTTCTTTGGTCAAGGCATGGGTATGTCTATTGGTGATGAAGCAGAAGCTTTGTACCGTAAATACTTAACTGATGAAGGCTCTAACAAGAGCTATGGTCAATTGGTTGATGAAATTCGTAGTGATTACCGTCGATTCTCTGAAGAGAACCCAGAGCAGCAAATGGCTTTTGAACTTTCTGGTGGCATAACTCCTACTGTAGGCGCAATGTTGTTGCCCGGAGGTCAGACTGCGGCTGGTGCTAATGTTGGTCGTATGGCTAACATGTTTACAAAAACACCATTGCGCCGTGCTGCAACAGGTGCTGGAGCTTCTGGTGCTGTATCAGGATTTAATGCAGGTGAAGATACATTGTCTAATCGTTTAGGCAGTGCTACTGAGAGCGGATTAACTAGCACAGTGCTAGGCCCTGTCGTTGGTAAGGCTGGTCAACTTGCCTTGCGTGGCGGTAAGGGTGCTGTAAACCTTGCTAAGCGCCCATTCCAGATTGGTGACAACTATCTTGAACAGCAAGCCATGGACAAGGTCTTGGAAAAAATGCGTCAAGATAACATCACACCTCGCCAAGCTCTTGGTCGTGTTGCTAATGATCGTGGATACAATCCGACTACTAGACCTGTAGGAACTCGCCCTGACACTCGCCTGATGGATGTCTCACAGGGATTGACTGACTTGGCTGAAACCGTAACACAGAGACCCGGAGGCGGTCGTACTGCTATGGTTGAGGACATGAAGAATCGTGTTCGTGGCACGAAGGGCAGAGTCACACAAATGGCTAATGAGGCTCTAGCAGGTAACAAGGCTTACTTCAAAGAAGTAACCGACTTGACAAAAGACTTACGCTCAAAGGCTGATACTGCTTACCAAGCTGCATATTCTTTTGGTGATGTATCTGACCCAAGAATTATGGGTATTTTAGATACGCCAGAGTTTAAACGTGCTTATCAAGAAATAATGAAGACTAATCAAATCAAGAAGGCTAATGCGGTTGCATTAGGTCAAGACCCTTCACAGTTTGATATGAAGCAGATTTATCGAGTCAAGCCCGGACAAAATCCTGACAGCCCTATTCTTGATTTAGAGTTGACTGATGTTCCTGATGTTAGGACTTTGGACAACATCAAGCAAGGTATTGACACTGTTATTGCTAAAGGATTTGCAAGCGATGACAAGATTAGCCGAGATGCAGCTAATGCTCTCAAGCAACTGAAGAACACTTATGTAAGCATTCTTGATGATGCAGTACCTGCATATAAAGTTGCGCGCAATCAATACAAGGGCGACATTGAGATTATTGAGGCATTAGAAACTGGTCGTAATCAGTATTCAAAAATGTTACCTGATGAAGCAATGCAATATGTTTCTACATTAAGTGATGCTGAAAAACAGGCTTTACGTGTTGGCTATGCTCAAAACTTTGCTACCAAGATTGGTGAGTCTAAGAACTCAATCAATGCTGCTGAGCAGATAATTGGTGCTGAGAATGAGCGTCTACGTTTAAGAGCATTGTTTGGCTCTGATGCTGAATACAAAGTATTTGAAAATGCTTTGATGGCTGAGTCTCGCAACTTTAGAAATGCAGGTCAAGTGGTAGCAAATTCTGCTACCGAGCGCCGTGCTATGGGTCGTAAAGAGTTTGAAAACAATGATGCTGTTGGTGAAATACTCGATGCTACTCGTGGCGGTGTAACTAGCACTGTACTCAGCATTTTGCGTAAAGCTCCATCACTGTTTAAGAATGAAAAAATAGCTGAGAAAGTAAGCAAGATTCTTTCTACTGGCACACCACAAGAAATCAATTCCATTCTTAGACAAATGGAAAAACGTGCTGTTGGTTTCTCTAAATCCGCAAAGACTAAAGAGCGTGTTGGTTATGCAGGTGCTAAAGCTACTGGCAGGGCATCAGGTCAAACTCCTATTGCAGCTTCATATGAAGAACCAGCTCCAGAGGAACTTCCATCAGCAATTGACCCAAGCTCTGAGGGTGCATTAGACCCATCTGAAAGTGTTGTTTTTGATTCTCCAGAAATAGAACCTCAAGACACAGAAGAGCCAGAGCAGGTAGAAGTTCCAATGGAGCAGCAACGATATGGTGGCGGTCTTGTCCGTAAATTTGCTGATGGTGGCTATGCTGAATTTACACCTGAGAAAATTGCTGAGCATTCAAAAATGCTTGAATACCAAAAAATGCGTCGTAAACAGGCTGATGACTATTTAAAGCAGGTATATGACAGGCGTGCAAAAACTCAATCTAGAAGCCCTGTAGGTGGAGTAGGTGGTGGTGCTGCTATTGGTCACATGAGTGATCCAAGCTCAGTTAAATCCCTAATCCCTAACTTTGCTGAAGGTGGTTCTGCTAGAGAAGCTAATTATGTATCAGACATTTTAGACAGAGTTGATGTTAGTGCTTATGCTGATCAAATGCAGCAAGGTAAAAACAGAAGTAAGTTTATGATGGGTAGGCTTGGATATCGTCAACCACTTGCAGATAACAGACAATTATCTGGTGGCTTATCTGGTAGTGCTGTTGAATATGAGGGTGAGGATAATCGAGGCAATAAATATCAGGGCGGCAAATCTGGTTTGACAGGCGCTGATTTAGCTTATGAAGATGAAAAGAACCGTCTGGCTGTTAAGTATACAACTCCACAAAGAGAGAATAATTTAGCATTCCAAGGTGTTGAGTATGCTCGTAAGCTTGCAAATAACAAAGGGACTGTTGGTGGTCGTTATTCTAGAATTTCTCCAGAGGGAATTCGTCGTGAACCACAAGCAGAGCTTTTCTATAACAAGCAATTTAAATCTGGTGGTGCTGTAAAAAAGAATGCTATGAAAAATGTAATGCGTAAAATGGCTAAATAAGGAATAGACATGGCTACTAAAAAAATTAGCGTTCAGTCACCATTCCTTGCCAGCCGAGTTACTAAAGATCATTTAACTAGAAATTCTGCACTAGATTCTGCTGCTATGGCTAAAAGGAATTTATCAGATCAGTATTTAAAGTTTAAAAATATAAGACCTTCTCAGTTTAAAGGTGATCCATATTCATATGGATATAAAAAAGCTGAAAATTTTTATGATAATTCTTCTACACCTTTATCTAAAGTAATCACACCAGATAGAGAAATGACATATGCGCCAGTTACTATTAATAATGTAGCAAAGGTTGGTGCTGATGATATTAATCAGTACACCTCTGGTGCTTTCAAATCTATTGAACCTCAATATGGAGAAATAGCTCCTAACAGGCAGTTAAATAAAAATGTGTTTGAAAACTACTCCATAAGATTTGGTAAGGGTGGAGTAGCTAAAAAGGCGATTGCAGAGATTCAAGGAATACTGTCAAGACTTCCAAAAGGTTCTGCTGCATCTCAGACAAAAGTTGCTAGTGAATTGGAACAGGCTGCTGCTGAGAAAGCAGCTCTTTATACTGTTGAAAAGCAATCAACAGAAAAAGGTAATAAAGCATTAGCTAAGGCTAAGCAAACATTATCTGAGCCAAAATCCAAGAAGCCATTGACGAAGGAGCAATTCCAAAACCAATACGTTCAGCACATTGACCTTAGAGGCAGAGAAGGCAATGCTGAAGAAAACGCTAAGTCAATAATGGAAAGTGGATTTAGACGCGGTGTAAATGCTAATGCATACACTCCATTCAGCGGTCTACCTCATAGAGATGTTGTGAGTGCAAAGTTCCAACCTCAAGAGGGTGATTTTGTTTACTTAGCTCCAAAGGGGCAGTGGGTAACAACACCTAATGGTGTGAAAATAAAAGAAGGATTTAAACCAGAGCCTCATGAGGTTATCAGAGTTACTGATCCTAATATGTCAATGTATGAGCATTACTTAGCTAATTTTGACAAAACAAAAAAAACAAACAAACAAAAATTTCTTGAAGAAGAAAAACATCCATCTATTCCTGATGTTTTGTATCACGGAACAAAGCGTGAATTTTCTGCATTCCAACCTAAATATGATGATGGATTGTCTTTCTTTTCAACTAACCCAGAATTTGCAGGTAAGTGGCCTCAAGGTTCTGGTGGTCTAAGAGCAAACTCTGCTGAAAATGAAGCTCACTATGAAGAACTTAGAAAACTAGAAGAGCAGTTGAGTAATAAGTATAGAGAAGAAATACCTAGTTATGATGATCCAAACTGGGCTGAAAAATTTGATGCAGCTAGAGAAAAAATAAAACAAGAGATGCGTGAAAAAACTGGTTTTAGCACTGCTTCTGAATATGATAGCAAAGCAGGAATTCAAATAATGCCAGTTCATTTAGCGATCAAAAAACCATTTGATCCTCGTACTGATTATCAAGAAGTTGAAGAGTTATTAAAAAACATGAAGGGAATGGATGGCGTTGTTGAAAATGGATTGCATAAAACTGGTAACTGGATTGTTTATGAAAGACCAGAGGTTGTTAACCATTTAAAAAGCAAGGGCTATGATGGTATGTGGTTAAGTGAGAATGTAAACGGCCCTCATGAAACTATAGCTCCATTTGATTCAAAGCAGATAAAGTCAGCCATAGGTAACCGTGGCACATACGACATCAACGAAGCAGACATCACTAAAGCACATGGTGGGGTTGTACACATGGGTAAAGGTGGTTTATTAAAAATGGTTAGCAAACAACTTGAAAAATCTCTTGTTAAAACGCCAAAAAAACAAATAGAAGCACCAACCATAATTATCCCAAGCAAACTTTCTGAGGTTGAAAAATATGTCAGAGGTCGTGAAGGTTCATATGGTGCTGATCGTGTGCAGTATGCTGCTGATCAAATTAAAAATCTTGAGCGTCAATATACGGAGCAAGGATTGAAAGAAGCTTTTAGTGGTGATAATGCCAGAGCCTTAATGATTGGCAATCCTGCTAAATTCCAAGATTATGCTGATCGTATAGAAAGGCCTTCTAAAGGCGGTATAGCTGAATACAAATATTTCATGTCGGATGAAGGCGGTGGAGCTGATGATGTCCCATTCCTTCTTTTAGATAGAGAAACAGGAGAAATTCCTTATGTTGCAGGTCATGAGGGTCGCCATAGAAATTTAGCTTTAGAAGAATTGGGTGATGATAAAACATTATGGAGAATGCTTCCTAGAGCTGCTTTGCGTGAACATTTGCCACGTAGAAGCCAAGAAGAATATCTCGATGCGTTAGTCAAAGAGATTGGTAACCCTGCTGAAGTTAGCCCAGAAGAACGAAAGGGGGTACTGGTAAGAACATTACCCAAGATGTTTCTAAAGGGCGGGTTAGCTCATCTCGCTAAAGGTGGAGTAGCTCACATGGCTGAAGGCGGTCAAGAATTCCCATTAAAAAGAGCTGCTAATGTAACTGAAGCTGATATGACTCCAACTGAAGTTAATCCATTGGCTGGTACAGCTTCTCGTTTATTGGCAAAGGGTAATCAGTATTTAACTAAACCATTTGGGTATGAAAATCCTCCAATGGAATTTGTTACTGATTTACTTGGTGTTCCTGATTGGATTAAAACTTTAGAAAACAAAGCATATGGCACTCCAAACTATAGTGGGTCAGGTCAAGCCACAAGATTAAATGAAGAAGCGGTTGATCCTTTATTGTCATTAATACCAGTTGTTGGCTATACCGCTAAAGTAGGTAAGAAGCTGGCTAAAAAGGCTGCTCCATATGCTGCTAATCAAGCAGTCAATCTAATGGAGAAGTATGGCGTTAGCCCAAATATGTATGTTGTTAAGCCTAAAGGCGGCAACTGGATGGATGTGGATAAAACTGTAAAAGCTTTTAAAATTAGAAGGCCTACTGATCATGCAACACCAGAAAAAGTTTTAGAAGCTCATGATAAATATTGGAATCCTTCATTGATGTCAACAATGACAGAAGAAGGTGCTGCTCGTATAAGAAGTGGTAGACAAAATATTGTTAATCAAATCAAAGTAAATAATTGGATTGATAAAAAGTTAGGCAATTACATCAAAAATGAACTAGCCACACCTGAAGACTCAGTCCGTTTAGGTATGGAGCGTAGAGTTGAGCAAGCGAAAAAAACAAAAACAGATAATGATGCAAAGCTTGCCAAGATGAAGGAAGCAATTGATAAGCGCAAGGCTGAAGGTAAAGACACAACTTTATCTGAGCGAGATTATGAAACAGCAATAGAAAAAGCTGATGAAGAGAATTTGTTTGCAAATAGAAGTGTTTCTCATTTAACTGCGCCTGAAGAAGGTTGGGCATTGAATTTATACAAGGATGATTATTATCCAAATCAAGCCTCAATTAATAAAAGAATAGAGGCTGGTTATCCAGAAGAAGGAATGTCAACAAATAATCAAGCCTCTAAGCTTTGGGAGGATGTATCAGATTATCTTGTTGAGTCTCGTACAGCAAATTCAATTCCTGATGATTCTTATATGATGAAAGACAATCCTTGGATTTCTAAGGTTGCTGATAAAGACCCAAACACACCAATATATTCTGTTAATGCAAATGATTTAAATACGGAATTAGAGTTTAGGCACATGGTTGATGAACTTCAAGAGGCGATGAGTCCTACTTCTGTGTTGCCTCAAAATTTAAGAATAAGTGAAAAAGATTTAGAAAAGATGACAGTTGATGATGTGTCTGCATTATCTGGCAAGATTACTGCATGGCGCGCGGCTCAAAAAGTAAAATCAAATAAAGACATTGCTAATAACCCAGCAATGCATACATTTAAAGAGTACACAGAAAACAATCCTAAAGGTGTTAAATGGCAGCAGATTAAACGCCCTGAAGGTTATTCTCGTGAAGAGCAAGAACAATTTGTTCGTGAAGCCACTAAATATGAAGGCGACTTAATGCGTCATTGTGTTGGTGGTGCTGGACATTGTGAACCATTATTAAATGGTGAGGTAGAGATTTATACATTGCGTGATGCTAAAGGCGAGCCTCATGTAACTATTGAGGTTGATAATGGTGCTAATGCTCCAACTTTTTACGAAAGAAATCGTGAATTACTTGAATACCCTGAAATAGCTGATGAACATCAATTAATAAATGATACTGCTGAAAATTCAGCAGAATATATAAGAAGAGTTACTAGACTATTAGATGAGAATGGCTATAAAGAAGGTGAGGATTATTTTATTCCAAAACCAAAAGCACCAAGCATTCGTGAGATTAAAGGTAAGGGAAATCAAAAACCTAATGATGAATACATTCCATTTGTTCAAGACTTTATTCGTTCAGGTCAATGGGATGAAATTGATGATGTTAAGAACACTGGGATGAAATATGCACAAGATGCTCTTGGTATTGATACTTATCGTGCATTGAAAGCAAAAGGTATTGATGTTCCACAGCTTATAACTTCAGAAGATGCAATGAAGTTTGAAGAAATGCTTGATCCAAATTATTTTAATAATCCTAAATTTACTAGAGAGGATTACATTGATAATTTCAATCAAACATATGCAGAAGGTGGCTTAGTTGATGGTGATGATAACTTGATGTCATTAGTTGATGAACACTTTTTAAATCAGCCAATAGCTTTTGGTCTTGGCGGTGTAGCTAAAAAAATAGCTGGTAAAGTTGTAAAGAGTTTAGAAGGTCAATTAGATGACTCTGTTGAAAAACTTCTTGATGCTCATACTGCTGCAAAAGCAAAGCCAAAATCTAAAGCTAAATCAAATCCTGATGATAAGTTTTTACCTTTAGATTTGCCTAGAGCGCGTCGTAGCAAACAAGAAATTCAAAGTGAAGCAGAACGAGTTTCCCGTCAAATGATGGGTGAGCATGTTCGTGATCCTAGAAAACCAAATGATTCTGCAAACCTTGCTGATAGATCAATGGCAGAGGTTGAAAGATTAAAAGGAATTAATTACACCTTAGAGGACATAAAAGACCTACCAGAGCCAATTATTATTGATCCTAAATTAGGTGACATTAACATAGCCACTGTTGGTGATATTACTGTTGCTGACAAACGATTAGTTGATATGAATGGCTACCCAATTGATTCAGTCCAACAGGGTGGCCCATTTTTTGGTTTAGGCAAACTTCACCAAATAGCTGATGAGGATTTATGGTGGGCTTCTGAACACCAAGCTGCTAAAAACTTTCAAGCAAGAGTAGATGAGATAGCTAATCATTTTGGAGTTGATAGGCTAACAGCTCAACATTATGCGATGGGTCAAAGAGCTAATAACTTTGCTATGCATTTTGCTGATGCCAACCTAAAAGCGATCAATACTTTCGGTGCGCCAGAAGAAGGCATTGAAGGCATGAATAAATTAATTCGTGAAGGCTACTCATTAGCAGACAAAAAAACAGGAGAAAGAAAATACTTTGCATGGCCTGATTTCCCCGGAGTTGAAAACATTGATGAGGCTTATGTATATTTTAGAAAAGACCCAGAGGCTAGAAAGTGGTTCAACGACCGCATGAAAAAGCCAACAGTGACAGACAAGTTTGGTCTTCCAAATGGGTTGGACATTCAATATGCAATCAGTGATGAAGTTCTTCGCAACATGGAAAAAAATCTAACTGGTCGTTCAGTTGGAGAGGTTTATAGAGGCTCAGGATTAAAAGATACTGCCAATCATGGAACATATGACACAGGCATCAAGGGTAGGTTTCTTGGTAGATCAAAATACCCAACACCTGTAAAACTTAGTTACTCTGATGCATATGACTACACAGCAGCTAGAAAGCGCCCAAGTGATGTAACTGGCACTTTGCAAAAAGTAGCCCCTCATCAAATTGTTGATGATCAGTATTTAAATGAAATTGGGGAGTTTAACTACTTAATCAATAAATACACTGGCAAGCGCAAGGGCGGCTTAGTTGATGATGACAAAGAATTAAGCCAAGAATATTCTGCCATACAAAGATTGCTTGGCAGGTATGCATACACCTTGGACAAGCACAAAAGGTACAAGAGCGAAAAATACTCTGGCAAGGATGATGAGGTTGTTTCTCGTCGCAAGCCTTTTGATGAAATGACTGTACCGATGCCCGGAGACTTTAGGGGTAACACAATCAAGACTCCTTTTGGCGAAAGATATAAGGATGACGAGTACAAACAAAACAATATGCCAGAGACTAATGAGGATGATATTCAGCGCAAGAAGGAGCTGCGGTACTACCAGAAGGGTGGCAGAACTACTGCCAAAGACCGTGTTAGGCGCAAAATGTATGACCTTGATGCTGATGAGCCAAGTCGCATGGGAATTGCCCCCTATGGCTTGCGATATGCCCTCTCAGCAAGAGAAATGCCACAAGCCAAGGGTAAGGGCTACATGGGTGAAATGCGTGGCTCTGAGGGGGTTGTGACGGAATATTCTTTGGATGACATGGATTTGGGTGCTTTCCCAAGTGTTACACCTAACCAGCCAAATGAAAACCTTGATGAAATCAATCGAGGTAAGGTAAGTCATAGCACATATCAGTTAGCAAAAAAGTATGCTGCCATGCGTAAAAAAGCTGGGAAGAGCGCATTTGCCCAAATGGACGAATTACGCTATCCCCAGCCACAAGATTGAGTTACTATTTCTAGGCGGGAAACCGCATAATTAGTCTCTCTACCTTATGCCCCGCTCCCCTGCGGGGCTTTTTTATTGGCGCTCACGAAGAGCAGCAAGCTTTTTAGCTACCTCTGGGTTGAGAGAATTTACAACCTTGAAGCATTCCTCATACTCAGCCTTAGCAATACGGTCACCTACTAGCGCAATCAGGTTCTCCGCAAACTCACCAAGATGTACCTCTTCAGCAATCAGTGGCTCTTCACGGTCTTCCCTGCAACGCAGATAAGCAGTTCTTGCGTCTTCTTCATTAACGAATTTCTTCGCTTCTTCTAGGTGTTTATCAAGTTGTTTATTCATGATTGTTTTTTAGTTGCCAAAAGTTTAAGAGAGCGCAGAACATTAACCATCCACGCTGAATATCCTCCTCATCCCATTCGTAGACAACTGCTAGGTCTGGGTTAGATCGAGACACAAACACATTTGCACACTTGGCTTTAGGGTAGCCTAAACCCACCCTATAGGCTGCAAGCTGCATCATGTGTTCATCATATGGTTTGACCTTGCTGATGTCGTCAAAGTCTTTCGTCTTGATGTCCATCACAATGCCATTACCAGTACCATCAACCGCATGCATGTCACACTTGCCGCCAAATCCCATCTCATGGGCAAATGACCGCTCACAAATCCACTGTTGGTCACCAAAATGGAATGCTACAGCCCTTGTGCAGGAATCTACATGGTGAGGGTATTTGGACTCTTTACTGCCCTCATAGAAGCTTTGAATGGCTGCATGGATGTCTGTGCCTCGATCTGCTGCATCACGACCTTGAGTCTTTGAGTCTTCCATGATGCGCTTAATGTAAACAGACTCAAGCTCATCTTGGTTTTTAGGTAAGGTCAAGGCAGCAAGCAATACCTGCTCTTGCAACCAGTTTGTCAATGCTGGCTTAGCAGCTATGTTCAAGACAGTGGTAACCGACGGGACAAGGTCATGCTCTCTAGCATCTCGCAATGTAGTGTTACGGGTTTTGCCATTCTTGCCGACAATTGTGTACCTTGGCTCACCACCTCTGCTATACCAATGCCCTGACTCTGATGAGTGTGTAGTGGCAATTAAGGTCATTGTAAAGAGCCTTCAGGTGGAGTTGGAAGAACAACTTCTTCTTCTTTTGCTTTTTGAGCTGCTATTGCTTCGGCAAGTGCTTTCTGGTCTGCTTCATATTCCTCTGGCAGGTAACGCTTTTTGATTTCCATTGCAACCATAAAGCGAACATACTCAGAGCTATCATTTGCACCAGCCGTATAAATATCTTTGCTACTCATGTTGAAATAATCACGCTGTGGCAATTTCAACTCCAACTCCATGCTTAGAATTTCCATGAACTCTTTTACTGAAACCATTATTTCTGCATCCATTTTTTTCTCCTTAATCATCTAACCAAGTTTTGTCAGCCCATTCTGTAACTCCAGCATAGGCAAAAGTAAAGCATACAACTACAAAGGCTACAGGCATCAATATCCCTGTCATAACCACAAAAATACTTCTAGATAAAAATTTAATCATTGATTTTCCTTGATGAGGGATTCAATTTCTTCAACACTCAAACCAGTTTGTTTGTGGATCGTAAGAATAATCTCTGCTGTAACTTGGTAAGCCCCAGACCGTATCCTACTAACAGTTGCTGGGGCTACATCTAATGCACGAGCAAGTTCTGCATCATTTTTAAGTTCACATGCTTCAATCAAATAATCAAACAAAGCATGTGGCTTATACGGTCTAGAACGGGATGTCGTCATTGAACTCGTCATCTTGATGTGATTTGGTAGTTTTCTTATCTCCAAACCAAGAACTCCACTCTGGGCTTTCTTTGATCTTGTTTTGAAAATATTGGCTAAGATTGTTGAAAACATTGAGGTCAGGTTTGATATCTGGATTTTCTTCATCATGTTGCATTCCAAAGAATTGAATTTCATTATGCGGTTTAGGCAAGCCAGAGTCCTTCACCATCTTAGGCACAGGCATAATGCCGTCGATGTTGTGATAGGTTTTGCCATTCTTTTGGCTTACGCTAGATGTGACATTGATCATTCCCCACACACCAAGAATTTTCTTAATGTCAAAACCACCTGCACGTTCAGCATCATTAAACTTTGCGCCTCTCCAGCCTTCTAAGTGTTTAGCAAGGTGTGAAGCTTCATTTAAACTTAAATTGTAATCGCGTGATATAGATAACGGGTCACCTTTTTCTGTAAGCATAGGTTGACCTTTGTTGTCTTCCCCATGCACTTCAAAACTGAGCATTACTGTGCGTTGAAATTTAATATTACCTTGCACAAGTTTCTTTTGTGTACCCATATCGACTATTCGATAGCAGCGTGATAAATGCATACCTACTGGTACTTGTACAAACTCTCCACCTTCATTTGCTTTTGCTTTTGCGATTAATGACATTTTAATTTACCTTTTCCATTTACTGAGCTGATAGACCGCATTCAAAACGAATGACTGCCCAATCATCATTCGTAGCGGTAAAATTTTGCGCGCGTTGTATTGCTTCTTCTAATCTTTCTTGTCGCTCTAATTGAGCTTGATTAAATTCACCATCAGTTATTTGTTTGTATATGTTCGGAACGGTTTCCATTTTTTCCTTATTTAGCAATAATAAAATAGAGTTCTATAGCAATTAGAACAGCCATAAATACCAGATAGCATCCAATTGCCGTGTTGTTTCTAATTTCTTTTTTTGTCTCCAACAAAGCTTCTTGCAAAAGTTGGGTATCAAAATTTTGATCCTGTTTTTTATCTGGAGGCACATAATATTTTCCAATCTCTAGCCCAGAGCTAGTTCTATATGGGGTTACTTTTTTCTCTTCCATGGGAATCTCCTTTCCAAAACAGAATGTACATGATTTAATTTAAAATTACAATAGCTTGCAAAAAATAATCACATATGTTTTAATCGGTCATTACATTTTGGAGTTAACATGACATTAACGGATTTTTTTACCAAGAAAGAGCATGGTGCTAAATCTGAGATGGCAGCAGCTCTTGGTATTTCAAGGACTTGGTTGTCTCAAATTATTAATGGCAGTAGATTGCCTTCACCTGCTTTGTCTATAGATATTGAAAAATATACAAAAGGCAAGGTTAGCCGCAAAGTTTTGCGCCAAGATATTTTTGGTATATGATCAATGGGACTAGCTAGAGTAGCTCTTGAAAAGGCGATTCGTTACCGCCCTGCTTTGTCCCACCCTATTCAAGTAACGAAGACCGATAACGTGAGGTTGTAATGCATTATTACCAATTCCATATTGGCGACTACAAAGCCGCTACATCCCATTTAAGCAATGAAGAAGACTTGGCATATCGACGCCTGATCGACATGTATTATGATACAGAAAAGCCAATCCCATTGGAAACCCAGTGGGTTGCGAGACGTATCCGAGTTGACCTGCATGTGGTTATCACAGTCCTCAATGACATGTTTGAGCGCACAGAAGAGGGGTACTTTCATGCTCGTTGTGCGTCTCAAATTGCCTCATACCATGCTTTGGTGCAGCGCAATAAAGTCAATGGTAGTGCAGGTGGTAGACCAAAGGAGTTTAGCAAAACCCAAAGAAACCCAGTCGGTTACCACTGGAAAGCTAACCAAGAACCAAGAACCAATAACTATAGTAGAGACAAAACAGTCTCGTGGGACTCGACTGCCAGCAGATTGGAAACCTTCTGAAGACCAAATTTCTTTCTGTAGAAAGAATCGGGCTGATTTACTTCCTGAGCAAGTTGCTGACAGCTTTAAAGACTATTGGATATCCCAAGCAGGTTCAAAGGGTGTCAAACTTGATTGGGATGCTACATGGCGCAACTGGGTGCGAAACCAAAAGAATCAGCCTAACAGCAATGTCGTTGGCAATACTGGGGCTGGTGGTTGGATTAAGGCTAAGCCATGAAAGGTCACCAAGAGCTGATCAGGATGCGTACTGAAGGGGCTAAGATTCGTTCCCTGTGGATTTACCATGGCAAAGACCCAAGCAAGCAGTGGAGTCATTGGGACAAGGCTATGCAGACCTTGGACTATCCTGATGTGGAGATACAGCAGCATGAAGACCCAAAGATGCTAGACCTGCGTTATGTCATTGGAATGACTGTTCATGTGTTTGGTTGTCGTGATTACAAAAAATCGGTCAAGCTGCATGAAGCTTTAGTCAATGCAAAAGCAAAGCAGGTCATCACAAATGTTGATGAAATAATAATAGATTCTGTAACTGGTGAGTGGGGTGGTTATGTACCTGAATGATGAGAATATTGATTTTTCTGCTTACATGGAGCAAACAGATCATCAGCAAAAAATTAAACCTGCGCGCCTATGGGTTGAGCAGCTTGAGGAGGATTTAGTTAATCCACCGATGGAGAAGTTTGCTGAGATGCCGTGGCTGTCTACACAAGGCACATTCCAATTTCGTTCTGGTGAGGTTACTGTTTGGGCAGGGGCTAATGGTGGCGGTAAGTCATTGATGACTGGTCAGGTTGCATTAAGCTTGGTAAAACAAAATCAGCGTGTGTTGATCGCAAGCTTTGAGATGAAACCAAAGACTACAGTCAAGCGCATGCTTCGACAGTTTGCAGGTTCATCAATGGAGACTGTCAATTATGGTAGGACTCCAGAAGACCAGAAGCGAGCTGCTTATGGCAGATTTAAATTATTTGCAGGTGACAACCTTTGGTTCTATGATCAACAGGGAACTGTCAATGCTCAGCAAATGGCTGCTGTATGTCGTTATGCTGCTATTGAGATGAACATTCAACATATTTTTATTGATAGCTTAATGAAGTGCGTGTCAGGAGAGGATGATTACAATGCGCAGAAACAATTTGTCGATGCCCTTACAGCAATCGCTAGGGACAATGATATTCACATTCACCTTGTTCACCATATTCGCAAGCTTGCTAATGCTGATAGTCGTCCCAGTAAGTTTGATTTACGAGGCTCTTCATCAATTACGGATCAAGTTGACAATGTCCTGATCCTGCATAGAAACAAAACAAAAGAGCATGACATACAAGCAGGTAAAGATGTAGACATGACATTGCCTGATGCAATGCTCTTATGTGAGAAGCAAAGAAATGGTGATCATGAAGAGTGGTACTCTTTTTGGTATGACACTGCAAGCCAACAATTTTTAGATAAGCAGGGAGCAATCCCAATGGAGTTCGATGCTACGGGATCATTTTAAAGAGGGTGAAGGTGATGATGAACACAGGCACAAATGCTTGGTGCGTTACGTCCTACAACTGCGAGTCAAAGATAAAAATACCGCTCATTCATTTCTGGTCAAATGGAATGATAACCACCCAACCAGTAAACTTGAACATGATGTCAAGCAACAATGGAAAGCAGGTAATCGTGGAGAAAAGGACAAATGGTTATAGATATAGTGTTACCGTTTCCTCCTAGTGTTAATACTTATTGGCGCATGTTTCAAAACAGGATGATCATCAGTAAAGCAGGTAGAGATTATAGAAAAGCAGTACAAGATGCAGTAGTAATACAAAAAGCAAATAAACATTGGAATGAATCTTTGGGTGTATGCATAGAAGCATTTAGACCTGATAACCGTAAAAGGGATTTGGATAACTTGTTAAAAGCAACTCTTGATTCATTAGGGCATGCAGGTGTTTATTTGGATGACTCACAAATCACAGACCTGAGAATTTATTGGGCTAAAGATAAAGGTGGGATATTAAAAATAAAAGTATGGAGAAAAGATGGATGATGAAATGAGAAAGTTTTTTGCTGGGATTGTGTTACCACAGCTAATAGCAAAATCAACAATGGAAGAAATATTAGACCCAGAGCATAGAAACTTTATATGTGTAACTGCTTATGAATATGCTGATGTCATGTTAGGAATTACAGATGAAAAACCTAGACAATGAGTTATTAGAAATTTGGCAGAAGGGTGATTCAATCGGATCAATTGCCAAGCGTTTTAAATTGGACAAGTCGCAAGTTAAGAGGATGATTAATCGTGCAATCGAAAGTAGAAAGTTCAACAGCTCCCAGATTTTGCAGCAACTGCCGACAGACGAAACCCACAGCGCAGGGTGAGTATTTGGTTCTTGTTGGAGGGAAGAGACAGCGTTGGTTATGTGGAACATGTATACAAAGGAGAAGAGAGAAAAATGAACGAGGATAATGAATTAGATTTAATGGTTAAAGTGATAGCTGCATTTTTATTTGTTACTTGGATATTTGCTGCTATTGGTATTGCTGCATTGCTGTCTTTCTTTTGGGGGTGATCATGGAAGAGAGAGAGATTGATCCACACAAGGCTGTTGACTTTCTTGTCATCAATGGAAAGAAAGCAGGTCAAGCAAAAGCAAATAGATGGTACATGGAAGAGTATCGCAAATCACTTAAAGCTATTCTCATGAAACGCTCACATGAAAACTCTGTGAATGCACAAGAGAGAGAAGCATATAGTCATCCAGAATTTATTGCTCACCTTAAAGCCGTTGAAGAAGCAATTGAGCTTGAAGAAGAATTGCGTTGGCAAATGATTGCAGCGCAAGCTCGTATAGAAGTTTGGCGTTCACAAGAGGCAACTAACCGTGCTGAAGGGAGAGCTACTCTTTGAAATATTTATCTGTGTGTAGCGGCATTGAAGCTGCAACTGTTGCATGGCATCGGCTTGGTTGGGAGGCTGCTGCATTCTCTGAGATTGAATCTTTCCCATCGGCTGTACTTGCACATCATTATCCGAATGTACCCAACTTAGGGGACATGACTAAATTCAAGGAGTGGAACTTTGGAACAAATATCGATGTTTTCGTTGGAGGAACACCATGCCAGTCTTTCTCAGTCGCAGGTCTCAGAAAAGGATTGGATGACCCACGTGGCAACCTCATGCTTACCTATCTTGCCATTGCTGACAAATTTCGCCCCAAGTGGCTGGTTTGGGAAAACGTCCCCGGAGTCCTGTCGTCTGACAACGGAAAAGATTTTGCAACCTTCCTCGGAGGGTTGGGGGAACTCGGGTATGGGTTCGCATACAGAGTTCTTGACGCTCAATACTTCGGAGTGGCCCAAAGACGGCGTCGCGTGTTCGTTGTTGGATACCTTGGAGACTGGAGACCTGCCGCGGCGGTACTTTTTGAGCGCGACAGCTTGCAGAGGAATCCTCCGCCGAGCAGAAAAAAGAGAGAAAGAACTTCCGCCTTCTTTGAAAGCAGCCTTGCTCAATACCGCGCAGCAGACGTCGGAGGAACTCTCAAAGCAAGTGGAGGAGTTCTCGGAGGAGGAAGCGAAACTTTTCTTGCTCAACGAGTTGGATCAGGAGATCGAGGAGGAATGACCTCTGCATACTCTATTCGTGAGGATGCTCAAGCCAACACATTCAGTGCAACAGAGTTAGAAGTAGCAACTGCATTGAAAGCATTGCAGCCTAGTGTGCAGTCCCATCATGCACAAACTTTTGTGGCTCAATTAGATTGCTATCCTATTAGCACACAGAATGCATTAGGTAGGGAGAATGGTATAGATGATTGGCCTCTAGGCTTGTACAAAGATGGTGACCCAGCTCCAACTCTAACTAAGGCTCATGGTCATGCTGTAGCACTTGCATTCAGTCACATAGACAATGGTCGTGATGCAACAGAAGGCTTGTCACCAACTCTAAGAACTGGTGGCAATTCAGGTGGAATGATGAGTGTTGTAGCTCCGACTTTGACCACCAATAACCCATCAAGGTCACCACAAGCTTCAGAGGTTACTGAACAAATTAATGCTGTTTACCAAGCATCTATGGCTGTACGCAGGTTAACTCCAATTGAATGTGAAAGGCTACAAGGCTTTCCTGATGGCTACACAAACATCCCATGGAATAAGAAACCTGAGTCACCTGATGGCCCAAGATACAAAGCACTGGGCAACTCTATGGCTGTGCCTGTAATGGCATGGATAGGTAAACGGATCAATCAGTATGAACAACAAATTAACGGCATCTGAGCGCAAGCATTTGGCTAGGGTTAAATCCCTGCCATGCTCTGTGTGCAATGCCCCACCACCTAGCTCTGCCCACCACTTCCGTCAGAATCGGCAGTACACCTGTATAGCCTTGTGCTATGACTGCCATCAGGGTTCTAAGATGGGATGGCATGGGGAAAGGATAGCTTGGAAAATAAAAAAGA